TGCCATGTAAAGTTCGTGGAACTGTACGCAAAGGTGACATGCTAGTAAGTGCCGGCGAAGGTTATGCTAGACCAATGGTTCACCCATATATTGGTTCAGTAATTGGCAAATCATTAGAAAATTTTGATGGTATAGAAGGTATCATTGAAGTAGCAGTCGGAAGACTTTAAAATAATAGGAAAAATAAAATGGCATCATACGTATATACAGGCAATGCAGTATCACAACAATCAGCAAATATTGCTACGGACAAGATTAGAATATCAACTACGGGTGTAGGTGTTCACCTTGTGACAGGTTATCCTAGAGTAGCTGGTACTGGTACAGCAACGGCAGCAACTAACAGTGCAACAGTCACTGGTGTTGGGACAGCATTTAATACTCAACTGTCAGTTGGTGCTTGGATAGGTAACACAACCGGAACAACCGTAGGAATTATATCAAGTATTGCAAATGCTACTAGTTTAACACTAACATCTAATGCAAGTGTAGCACTATCAAATGTTGCATACACTTTCAACAATGCGGGAGTTCCTTATGCAATTGCTACACAGCAGTCAGCAATTTTTTCTGCTAATGACTCCTACAATAGTGTTTATTGCGGTCAAGGCAATGTAGTAGCGTTTCTTACTACTGGTAGCGGCGCAGGATCTGAATTCAGTATTACTGAACTTGGTGCACCACATGCCAATACAGGTACTCAATAATACAGTTTTTAGATAAATATATAATACACTTGCATTCTGCAAGTTTATGCAGTTACCCACTGCGTAGCGGCTAGAACCCGCTAATTTTATAAAGGAAAATCAAATGGGACGTCCTCTAAAAATCGCAAAGGCTCAAGCAGTCTTAACAATTACTGATACAGCCGCTACAGGCAGTATCGTTACAATATCAGGTGGAAATCTAACAACATCGCCAACTGTTGGTGTAGCTAAAGGAATGCCATTCCAAGTAGCCACTACAGTCGGTGGTCTAACCGCAGGTGTTACATATTTTATAAATTCAATACTATCAAACACTACATTTGATGTATCTGCTACAGATTTAAGTGTTCAACCACAAGTTATGGCAACATTAACTGACACAAGTAGTCAAACAGTTAGTATGTCAGTTGGTGTAGTTGATGCTTACTTCAATAATCCAGTCGGTGGTGCAGGCTTCCCTGCAACTAACGCTAACACATACGGTGTAGTTGGTGGCAATACTAGTATTGTTGGTAAACAAGTCTTAACACGTGTTGCTATTGGTATTAATGGTACAGGTACATTGTATTCTGCTACAAATACTGCATATGTAACTGGTATTGGTACTGATTTAGCTAATACATTAAGTGTTGGTTCTGCTATTCAGGTAGCAAGCGCAAACATTAATGGTAGCACAGACTACACTAGTATAGGTTTTGCAAACACAGTTCCAGGATTAACAACAGTTGCGGTTGCTAATACACAAAATACAGGTAACATCATTGGTACTTCAGGTAATGCTCAAACATTATTAGCCAACGGAACAGTAAGATTTACTGCTAACTTAGGTGGTCTAGTTTCTGGTCAAGTTTACTTTGTCAAAGCAATCGCAAACGCCGCCGCATTTACTGTTTCTACAACATTGGGCGGTGCTGAAGTTGACTTGTCAAGTGCTACTGGTACACCAGACGCACAACAAGATGTAGTTGAATTAGTTGCAAATGCAGCCGTAGCTTCAACTGGAGCCGCATTTGTTTATGCAAATGATGAAGCTGGCTTTATTGTTCGTCAAAAAGGCAAAACAAAATATCTAGTAACAGGCGGCACAACTGGTTTAACAGCACAATGCTATACTGCTAACGTTGCAAATACAGCGTTGACACCAAATACAATGAACATCTTGTCTACTGATGCAGCCTCTGCTACAGCATATGTTTCAAGTATTAATGACTATAACTCTGAAGTGTTCCCAACACAAGTTGCAGCCGGTTCATTATCAGCAGGTACTGTTTACACAATTTACAGTGCAGGTACAACAAACTGGACAGCAGTTGGTGCAATGGCTAATATGACAGGTATTACATTCACTGCTACTGCCTCAGGATCTGGTACAGGTACTGCTGTTGCATATAGTGTTAACCCTGACATTATTGCTACATTCAATACTGCGGCGGCTGCTAATGCGGCTAACGGTCAACCTAATCCGATCGTAGTAATTGCTAGTGCTTAATCATGGCAACCGGTAGAACTATTAAAATGCCAAAAACTGAAACCGAAATTGCAGTTCTTCAGGTAGAAGTTCAAAACATCACCGATGATATTCGTGAAATAAAAACGGATATCAGAGATATACACGTTGAAATGGTAAAAAACAACGATGATACTAGAGTGATGTTAAAGGGCATGAAGGACGCTAGTTCTTCAGCACATCAGGCAATGTCTGAAAAAATCTCTGCTTTAGAAAAGTGGCGATGGATGATGATGGGCGCCGGAGTTGTAATAGGATCACTGGGATTTGATACAATAGCAAAATTGCTAAAATAAAAAAAGAGACTTAGGTCTCTTTTTTTGTAAGTGATTTTAATTTCTTCTGTACAACATCAAAGTTTACTGTACTAAATAACCCAGGATGCAATGGCTTAGGATATTGATTATCACCTACCCAAGCATACCCACAATGTTCATAATTTAATACTGGAATGAATTCTTCATCTATCTTGCAAAAAAACGTATGATATGTGAATGTATTATTAACAAACTTTTGTATTGGTACTAGTTTTGCATGATCTGGGAAGTACCCAATTTCTTCAGTACATTCTCTTTCAATACCTACAAGTAACGTTTCACCATTTTCTATTTTACCACCTGGTATTCCCCAATTGCCCGGATTTTTATTATCCGTTCTAAGTAAGTATAGGAATCGTTGTGTATTTTTAGCGTAAAAGAAAACGCCTGCTGAGATATTATTCATATGCTAACATATTATAGCATAAAGTAAATTAGATTACAATACTATAATCACCCTGGTCGTACCAGCCTTCCCAAGATTTCATCCATGCACCTTCGGTATTAACATAGCGATACTGTATGCTAGTTGTCAAATTGGTAACATATTCAACTGTAGTAGCTTGGGCACTATCAAATGATACAAACCATTCTCCCATAGAACTATCATATTCAATAATATCATTGGCATATGCTACTACATTACCCCATGCGATAGTAGTATCACCTTCGCTACCTATGTTGTCTACTATTAAGTAACGCATTCCATTTTCTGCGGGAGGTAACCCTGCATTTGGTCCTGTGACTAATGGGTTAATCACGCTGTCTACAGGATCCAATGTATTTTGAGGCAGGGTATCTGGGTCAATATCATATATCAATAATCTATCATCTACTGGGTCAGGCACAATAGTACCTACAATCTCAGTGTCCATAAAAGGATTCTGTAACCATATCTGACTAATACCCGGTCTTACAGTTCCGTATACATTCAATAGACTTGACCAATACAAACTTGTATTAGGGTTAGGTGGTAAATCTAAATCCTCATTGCTTGGATAAAAATCTTGATTAGCTGGTAATAATTGTAAACTATTACCTATCAATAGTAACTTGTATCCATATGGAGTAATCTTTTGTCGTGTACCTAATAATAAATCATCATTCTGTATATCATCTAGTGCTTTACCAGAGAATATACTTGCTATAATCTTTTCAATAACACCCATCTTTTTAAGTTTAGCCGCATTGCTAATCCATATAGGCATATAGAATTTCCAACTCATTACATCAATAGGATTACCTGTACCTTGTGGTATGCTACGACTGCTGAAGGTTAAACCATCTTGGTAAACAACTGATAGTGAAGTCCAATCAATAAAGTTATCAGTACTTTGTATTTCTAATGAAGGATTGAATAGTGTACCTAATTGTTCAATCAATTGTAATTTTTGATTATAATTAGTTGTCCACAAATCTACAGTCATTCTTAATGTATAAGGTACAGGCATCAATCTTTCAACAGTAAATGCTTGCCCTTGCACTGTTTCATAACTTTGAGTTTCTGTATTGTAACTACGTTGACGAACTTGTATCTTGTCAATGAATGTAGGATCTTGTGTTCTACGTTGATCGTATTCTAAAGCAGTAATATAATAAGTGATTAACGGTGCGCTAGGTAAATTGCTAGCACTATTGTTAGCAATAATAGTACTTGCTTGTCTACTTGAATCACCATACATAATTGGTACACGAACAAGTATTTCATTACCTGCCGGGTCTTTACCTTTAGTAACATACCAATTACTAAAGATTTTTCCAAATTGAATTAGAAATCTGCGGACCTGATTATCATAAAAGAAAGCTGCCATATATTATATTACCGGTGGAATTGGATCTGGTGCTATTGTCAAAATAGTTGACAATGCTTGTTTCTGTGGTATACTTGTACCATCAGTTGTTATTGTTACATTACTATTATTTATGAAGCTAGATTGTTGTGACAAATCTGTTTCAGTGAATCCTGTAGGCGTTCTGACATTTTTAGATATACGAACCCATATTCTACCATCCCAACGATAGAGAATTTGCGGTAGATAATCTGTACGTAAGAAGTATGCACCCACTTCTGGATTTTGCGGGAAAGCAATTCCTGCCCCTGTTGGGAATCCATTTGGTGCTTCTGCAGTGCCATCTAAATAGCCAGTTGTATAGCCAAAGCTTCTTGGACTACTACGAGCAATGAATTGGAATCGTGGATCAGTATCTGCTCGATAGTCCATAGTATCTGGACCGTATGGTTCTGTTCCTGTAAAGTTTGGAGCTTCTGGGTTTTGATCGGCGAAAGCATATGTATTATCTGATGTACCATATGGTCCTGTAATAGGCCCTGTTGGCAATGCTGTTAATACTATCTCACCTTCAACTGCTCCTGAACCATTGCCAATTAGTGTTGGTGCAATAGTAGCTGTCTCTAAGTTTATCTGTCTTGCAACCCTTAAAGGATCAAATGTCATGTCTGCTGACATATCCCAAATACTTTGTACAGTTGTTTTAGGTATACGTAATATAGGACTTGCATTTTTGTAAGCAGGACTACGAACTATTGCTACCACACCAGTTGCAACAACAGGAGCTCCATTATTGTTAGCTAAAACATTTATAGGTGGAGCAGGTTGATTATATTTACCTGATAATTGAGTATCACTTTCATATACACCATATGTAGGAACAATATATAAATTAGTTCTATCATAACCTGACTTAGGTACTAATCTGTCAGCTTCTTCAAGTATAGCATTATTGATTTGTAGATTTTTATTATATGTAGCAAGAATATCTTTGAGATTTTGATTAGGATCAAGTTCCCAATATACTGTATTAGGTGGTACAATACCAATTGGTACTTCTTGTTTAGATATATAATTCTTATCACCAAATGTAATACTATAACCAGCTGGATATACTTTATTACTATCCCATAATCCAAGGTAATTATCTTGATTAATTGGTTCAGATAATATCTGACTAAATTCTTCACTATCAACTAATGGTTCACATTTAATACGCCATAAATGCGGATACCATGTAGGACTAAATCCTTCACTAGCAAAATTACCATCAGTAATCTGATAAAATCTTTTTAATGCAACTGGTATAGTTTCTTTTAATGGATTATAATCTAATAAGTGAGGTAATTCTAATACATCACCAACCATTAACTTACGACCAACTAAATCAATCATATCGTTATAATGAACAGTAATAAAGATAATGTCATTGTTTAAGAATAATCCAAATTGACTTAAATCAAAATCTAAATTCTGTACATTATAATGACCACGTAATCTATAAATATTAGGATCATACGTTCTATCTCTATTCTCTAAAAATAATAAATCTTGTATATTGGTTGGATTTAATGAATCATATTGTGGCTGTGTATAGTCAATACTCGCACCCTGATCTGTTGGTCCTAAGTATTTGTGAATATATAAATCAGTGGCGCCAACAGTAAACATCTCTGATATTGTTTTATCAAAGAAACGGTAATCATTTGATTTCGTGGGGTGATATAATGAGAGTCTAGGCATATCTATTATTTATCGTTTATGTACTGTTCAGTAAATAGAATAAGAAAATGGGTCAATCTCACGGTTGACAACAAATGGAACATATGCTATAATACACAAATGCGCTATAAAATTAGGAGAACTTAATGGCAACACGTAAACCCGCAAGTAAAATCATTAAAGCTAGTGATTATTCACAGGTTAAGACACTTAACCCCAGAGACCCGGACACTGAATATTTAGGTCCTGAACCTATGTTTGCCGTACAACCCGATCCAGATAGACGCCGAGTCGCACTTATGCGTAGTTTCACATGGTATGGTCGCTTCTATGGTAAAAAAGATGCTAAAGAATTCTTATCACAATACTTAGACCTACGTGAACGCCCACAAGAGGCTAAAATCATGCGTAAGATTGATGAGAAAGAATGTATCAACACACTAGCTTGGTTAGCACGTATGGAATTACGTGGACTAGAACTATCTGAAACCGAATCAGATACACTACAAAACGAAATCAAACGTTTGCTTGAAACAATACATAAGCCACAAATTATTGAACAATCAGCAACAGGCGCACCTGATACTCCCGCAAGACCTAACATTCAGGAAATCTTAAAAGATAAAGCACGTGAAGCCGGTGGTGAACTTGAAGGATTGTTTGATGAATATATTACATCAGGTGCCGGATCTAAACATACATTACGACCAATTGATGAAGTGGCTAAAAAGAATGTAATGCCACAACATATCAGTTTGTTAACCGATGTATGGAAAAAGAAACTGAACGAAATTGAAGAAGTATTGAAAGGTACAGATAGTCAATTAGTACAGGGTTATCAACATCTAACAAAAACACAATTAAAAAATATTGTGAAGTTTATTGAGTTGGTTATTAGTGATTTGAACAGTTACATTAGTGTTAAGAAAGCCGCAAAAGCTCCTAGGGCACGTAAGGCGGTACCTGTGGAGAAGATTGTAGCAAAACTTAAGTATCTTAAAACATTCAAAGATACTGCAAGTAAACTTGATTTGTTAAGTATCAGTCCTATCAAGCTTCATGGTGCAAGTGAAGCTTGGGCCTATGACACTGCCAAACGTAAGTTACATCATTACATTGCCGATGACTATAGTAAAACCTTTACAGTTAAAGGTAGCACGTTGTTGGGATTTGATACCGTACAGAGTGAAGTAAAGACATTACGTAAACCTAGTGAACAGATTAAAGAAGTTATGGGTAGTAAGCCGGCCGCACGTAAGTATTTTAAAGATATTAAAGCAGTTAGTACAACACCTAATGGTAGGTTTAATGACCAAATGATTATTTTGAAAGCATTTTAATGAGTAATATTGATTTAAACAAATACAAAGATTTTGTAGAAGCTGTAACCAGCAAGGCAAGCAATGACTTGACTACATTCATGGACCGGTGTGATGAACTTGATGGTAATTACATTGGTGATGGTGTACATGGTCCTGATATCAATGTACCACTTTTACTTACAGCTTGTCTTGGATTAGCGGCTGAATGTGGAGAATTTATTGAAGTGCCCAAGAAGATGTTTTTTCAGGGCAAACCACTGACAGAAGCAGAGGTGTTTCATTTAAAGCGTGAGTTGGGTGATGTTATGTGGTATTGGATTAATGCTTGTCGTGCGTTGAATTTAGATCCAAATGAAGTTATTGCAGAGAATGTTCGTAAGTTAGAGAGTAGATATCCCGGTGGAAGTTTTGATGCGTTTTACAGTGAAAACCGTAAAGAAGGTGATATCTGATAAATATGTTAAAGGTTAACATATTATGGATATCGGAGCAGGAATAACATTTGGTGCTGGGGTTGCAATAACACCTGAACCACCTCAAGGGAATAAGGCTATATTTGGATACGGTCTAACCTACTCAGGAGCGTGGATTGGATTATCAATGACCAATTTAGTATCAAACACCGGGATAGTTGGAAATGACGTAACAGGTGTGGGTACCGGCAGAGGCACTCTTGCAGCCGCAGGATATGGAACAGATAAAGCTATATTTGGATATGGAACTACTAACGCAGGACTTTCTGGAGTAGTAGCAATGACCAACAAAGTATCAAATACAGGTGTTGTAGCTACAGATACTACAGGGGTTGGCACTCGTAGAAGTAATTTAGCAGCCGCATGTTATGGCACTGATAAGGCTATATTTGGTTATGGATGGCTTGACTTTAACCCTCCCTTTGTATCAATTACTAACCTAGTATCAAACACCGGTGTTGTTGCAGGTGATACTACAGGTGTTGGTTATGCTAGATTTGCATTAGCCGCCGCAGGATATGGAACAGATAAAGCTATATTTGGATATGGATTTGGTAATGTTGGTGAAGGTTATACAAGTATAACTAACAAAGTATCAAACACCGGTGTTGTTGCTAGTGACACAACGGGTGTTGGTTCTCCTAGAAATGATCCATCAGCTACCGGTTATGGTAATGACAAAGCTATGTTTGCACTTGGATATAATGGAAGTACCGGAGGTTATAAATCAATAACTAATCTAGTAAGTAATACCGGAGTAGTTGCTACTGATACAGCAACTGTAGCTACCGGTAGATTCCAAGCACCGGCTGCAGTTTATGGCAATGACAAAGCTATATTAGGATCTGGATCCGGTGGATATGTAACTAACTTGATAAGTAATACAGGGGTTGTTGCAAGTGACACAGCAGGTGTAGGAACTGATAGAAGTGGCCAAGCAGGCGCAGCCTACGGTTAATCATAATGTTAGTGTCTCCCGATAAATACAATATACGTATCTAAAGGTAACAATTATGTCAATAACGATAACAGGTGGAATATCATTTGGTGGTGGAGTAGGGATAACTGCCGCTCCACCTGCAACTCCAACAGCGGCTTGGTTTGCAGGTGGAGGTGGTGCTGGCGGTCAAGCTTCTATTGTTCAACGTATAACATATGCAACAGATACAGCAACAGCAACAGTACGAGGTCCATTAGATGGAGTGCGATATGCTCAAGGCGCTACCAGTGATCTTAATTATGGGTGGTATGCTGGAGGTAAAATTGGGTCTCCCTTATCTATGGTGTCACGCATAACATATGCAACAGACACTAACACTGCAAGTAATCGCGGTCCACTAAGTTATAGAGCATATTATATTGCCGCAACAGGAAATACTACATATGGTTGGTTTGGAGGAGGATTAGACTTTGATGGCTTTTCAAACGTAAAGGTATCTACTGTATCTAGAATAACGTATGCAACAGATACTGACACCGGTACTTCTAGAGGGAGACTATCAAGCATATTCTTTGGAATGGCTGCGGCCGGTAATACAACTGATGGTTGGTTTGGCGGAGGAGAAAGCTCTAGCGGAACATCGTCAACAGTTAATAGAATAACATATGCAACAGACACTGCTACTGCAAGTGTAAAGGGTCCATTAAGTTTAGCTAGACAAAGATTGGCTGCAACCGGTACCCCTAGTTATGGATGGTTTGGAGCTGGCTATAACCCTGGTACTCCTTTTTTTAGTAGTGTAGATCGTATTGATTATGCTAATGATACAACAACAGCTAGTACTCGCGGACCATTAAGTTCAGCTAGAATAGGTCTAGCGGCATCAACCGATAGTGATACATATGGATGGTTTGGTGGTGGATACAATTCTCCATCTCCGGGACAGAAAACAACAGTAGACCGTATTACATATGCAACTGATACCGCAACTGCAACTGAACGTGGCCCGTTGAGTTCTGCAAGAACTTATTTGGCTGCAAGCTCAGGTTTACAATAAACAGTCTCTATGGCGTAACCTGATAAATACATTATACAGGTAAACAACTATGACAATATCAGCTACTGCAAATATACTATCTACGCCATCTGGTTTAACACTAGATGAACTAAAACAGGCACTATTCCAAAACGTTAGATATCGTCTAGGAGATGGTATCATTGACTTGGAACTAGACCCTCAACACTATGAGGCTGCATATAACTACGCTATCAAAGTATATCGTCAAAGAGCACAAAACGCTACGGCAGAATCCTATACTCTTTTTACAATAGAAAAGAATGTTGATACATATACTCTACCACAAGAATTCATTAACGTCAGATGTTTATATCGTAGAACAGTTGGTCTAGAAACAGGGCCAAGTTCTAGTAGTTTTGATCCATTCAGTTCAGCTATTCTTAATACATATTTGCTAAACTATAACTATGCAGGTGGTATGGCAACATATGACTTCTATGCCGGTTATGTTGAATTAGCCGCACGTATGTTTGGTGGATATGTTGTTTATACATTTGATCCAGTAACCAAAGTATTACGTATTGTACGTGATCCAAAAGGTTCCGGTGAACGTATATTGATTTGGGCAGATGTACAAAGAACACAAGAGGTATTGTTACAAGATCCAGGTGCTGGTGTATGGATTGGTGATTGGGTATTTGCTGTATTAAAAGGTATCATTGGTGAAGCACGTGAGAAGTTTGCTAGCATTGCAGGCCCGGGTGGTGGCACAAGTTTAAATGGTGCGGCAATGAAGGCTGAAAGTAAACAACTTCAACAAGAACTCATTGAAGAACTAAAACGTTATGTGGATTATAGTCAACCGTTGACTTGGGTACAAGGCTAAATGAGAGCAATTGAATTTTTAACAGAAGCTAGAAACAGAATGTATCAATACATCAAAAGTATTGTTCCTACCTGGCCTGAATATATTGTTAAAGATTGGCTCTATCAGGGATTTGGTCGTTATAATGATGAAAATCCTAAACGCAGATTATTGACTATGCTAAATCGTGAGGGTTTAAATAGAAACACTCAATGGCAATTTGTTCCTAACATGAAGTTTACTATGGATAATATGTGGACTACTCATACTTTAAGAAAACTCCAAGGTCGAGCCGGCGGACTTAGCGATATGGGAATGGACGTTCCCAGAGATTCTGAAAGACATGCTACACAAGCACAGTTAGCACAAAAACAAGGCGGTGTTAGAAGTGAACCGGTGATACTAATTAAAAGACCTGACGGATACGAACTATTAGAAGGTTGGCATAGAACTATTCAGCACTTTCATAAATTTCCAGATGGTTACACGGGTCCTGCTTATGTTGCAGTTGCTCAAAGTAAGCAAGGTGTAGCGGAAGGCAATTTTGATTCCTTCAAATTTGGTAAGCCAATTACCTTTACTGCCTACCATTCTTCCGATTCAAAAATAAAAAGAATTCTCCCAACAGACGAATTTTATTTCAGTGATGATAGATACACATGGGAAGGAAACTATCTTTACAAAATAAAGATAACTTTGAAAAATCCTTATGTCGTGCTAGATCAGAAAGCAGGGTACGAAGGTCATGCTACAGACTCTCTTCCAAAGATAAAGGCAGCTGGGTATGACGGGGTTATATATACCCCACATTCTGTTGATTATGGGTTTAGACAAGGCGTTTGTTTTTACCCACAAAAGCAAATATCTAACATCAAGTTAGTTAACTCTGATAGTGGTAAATAATATAATTAAGGATAACCTAAACAGTTTACATTACAATTCTCCTGTAGTACAATATGTATTACAGGAGTTACCATATGATTATTGGAGTTACAGGATTGATCGGTAGCGGCAAGGACACAATTGCTGACTATCTTTGCACATTTCACGGGTTCAAACGTGTTAGTTTTGCGGCATCATTAAAAGACGCAGTAGCAGCCGTCTTTGGTTGGAATAGAGAATACTTAGAAGGTTCTACTAAAACCAGTCGTGCTTGGCGAGAACAAAAAGACCAATGGTGGAGTGACCGACTAGGTATGGAAATCACCCCACGATGGATATTACAATATTGGGGGACAGAAGTCTGTCGTAATGGGTTTCATAAAGATATTTGGGTAGCAAGTGTAGAGAACAAACTACGCCAAACAGATGAAAACATTGTGATTACCGACTGTCGTTTTGTCAATGAAGTTAACTCTATTAAAAGTGTAGGTGGTATCACGATGCGTGTTAACAGGGGTGAACGTCCTGTCTGGTATAGTGCGGCAGTTGATTACAATAATGAACCTGAAGGTAGTGAACAAAAATTGAAAGCTATGGTAGAGTTAGGAAACTATGCTGTCCATGCGAGTGAATATAGTAGTGTTGGTTTATTGTATGATTATTATATTGACAACAATGGTTCAATAGATGAGTTACATAAGCAAGTGAACTCAGTGGTCAACTTGTAAGTCCCCTCGTTTCCAAGTAACTTCTTTCTTTTTTACTACTTCTACACAGTTAAGACAGATACTACGTAGATTAGACATTTCTGCGTTGTCTAGATTACCATCAATATGAAAGACGGTAATTTGACTAGTGAATATACTCTTGAAGCCGCATAAATCACATGCGGCTTTTTTCTTATAACCTTTAGTTTTCCATTTAGGATTTCTAGGTTTAAGTTTATTTTTCTTTCTTCCGCACTCATCGCACATGCTTCTATAGTGTGTTATACCTAGCCGGTTGTAGTTAACGGCACAGTGATTCTTTCCACAAGTATTGCATATAGGTCTCATTGTGTATTTACTCTGGAAACCTTCAAAGGCACGGTAACTATGTCTTTTTAAAGGTATTTGATAAATATTAATATGCAAACAGGTAGTAAACCTTAAAATTTTACATAAAGGAAATATAAAATGGCATTAACATCTCCAGGCGTAGAAGTAACAATCATTGACCAAAGTCAATATCTTCCAGCCCCAACGAATTCAGTCCCGCTTATTCTATTAGCAACAGCACAAAACAAAGCTGATGCATCTGGAACAGGTGTAGCAGCCGCAACAACGGCAGCTAACGCAAATAAACTATTCCAAGTAACAAGTCAACGAGACTTAGTAAACTTATATGGTAGTCCATTCTTCTATACAACGACAAATGGCACACCGATACAGGGTTATGAGTTAAATGAATATGGTTTACTAGCAGCCTATAGTACATTAGGTGTAACAAATCGTTGTTATGTTTTACGTGCTGATATTGACCTAGCTAGTTTAGTAGGTCAAACAGGTCGTCCAACTGGCAATCCAGACAATGGTACCTATTGGTTAGATACTACTACAAGCACATGGGGTATATATGAATTTAATCAGACCACCACACAATTTACACTACAAACTCCGATTGTTATTACAAATGCGGATGATTTAACTGCTGGTGTACCAAATAGCAGTATTGGAAATATTGGTGATTATGCAGTAAATGCTATTCAAATTACAACTCCGGTCAATGGCACTAGTAGAACATATTGGTATAAAACAACAGCTAATGTTTGGGCAATAGTAGGTGCCAGTGATTGGAGATTAGACACACCTACTGTTCAAGGAACAAATTCTAATCCAACACTAACAGCCGCTAATACATTTACAATTAATTTGTCAGGTTTAACAGGAGTAACAGCAACTATTACAGTTCCTGCATCAACTAATAATACTGTAGCAGGAGTTGCTGCCGCTATTAATAATTTAGGATGGAACGGATTATCTGCCGCAGTACGTAGTGGTAAATTATGTTTATTTAGTAATCAACGTAGTATTTCCGAAACATCAAGTCTTGTTATTGCAGCTGGTACTGGAACAGTACTTAGTGATATAGGTATTCCCGCGGGAACATATAATCAACCGACAATTGGATATGGCACAAGTGCTCAAATGCCATTATGGGGTAGTAATCAAAGTACTCCTAGACCAACAGGTTCAGTATGGATTAAAGTTGGTTCAGCCGGTACTGGTTTAAATCCAGTATTATCTGTATTTAATGGTGCAACACAAACATTCCAAGCTAAAAATGTATCATTAGCAATAAGTGATTGGGTAGCAACTAATAACTTAGATGCTACCGGTGGACAAGCAATTCCGGCCGGTACAGTATATGGACAATATGCATATAATCTTACACTAACAAACCCAGCAAGTGTTGCTCCCTTTTACATGTGGGAAAGAATAGCAACAGGTCCAACAGTAGTTACTGGTTCTAATACAACACCTAACTTTACTGCTGGACCATATTATATGAATGTGTATGTATCAACACCTGGAAGTTCCGTATTAAGTTCAGCCTATAATTTTACGCTAGTAGATAATACTGATGCCATAGATTTTGTTACAGCCTGGGCAGCCGCTGGTATACCGTATACAACAGCAAGTGTAACTACTGATGGTGCTATACAATTAACACATACTACCGGTGGCGAAATTGTATTAAGTGATTTTGTAAATAGTGCATTTACAAATATCAATGTATCTAATGGTTTAATAGCGGAAGCTGGATTTGAAATTAATACAACAACTGGTGTAAAGTACGGACCAGCATCTTTTAATTCATTTACTGGAGTGGCACAAGGATCTAGTTCAGGTAGCGGGACCAGTGCTACATTTAATATTAGTATTTCAGCCGCAGTTGCCTATGTTGTCACAGGTAATGGAGTTCAAGCTGGCGGCACCGGTTATGCTGTAAATGATACTGTTACTATATTAGGTACTAGTTTAGGCGGAGCTACTCCTGCAAATGATTTAGTTGTTAAAATAACATCAGTATCTGCTGGAGTAGCAACATCATGTACATTTATATCAGGTACTCCACCATCAAACTTTACCACACAACTAAGTAACTGGGTTGAATTTACATATATTGCCAATGAAGGTGAGCCAAATATAGCTCCTGCTAATGATACAAATTGGTTCTACAGTGTAGTTGACCAAGTTGATATTATGGTTAATTACGAGGGCGCATGGTATGGCTATGGTAATAAAGATTATGATAGTAACGGTTTTCCATTACCAAGTGGTACTAATGTAACTGACCCAAATGGTCCTATCATAAGTGCAAGCGTTCCCTCTACACAAAGTGATGGAACACCATTAGAATATGGTGATATATGGATTAACACTAGTGATTTAGAAAACTATCCAGTAATTAGTCGTTGGCAAGCAGTATCAGGTACCGATCAGTGGGTGTTAATAAATAACACAGATCAAACTAGTAGTACAGGTGTAGTATTTGCTGATGCACGTTGGTCAGATGATCAGGATACTATTAGTCCAGTAGATGATCCTATCCCAACAATTACTAGTTTATTGGTAAGTGATAATGTTGACTTAGATGCACCTAGTCCAACACTATATCCATCTGGTATGTTGTTATTCAACACACGCCGTAGTGGTTATAACGTAAAACAATATAGATCCGACTACTTTAATAGTACTGATTTCCCAGACGAAACATTACCTACATATACTGATACATGGGTAACAGTAAGCGGTAATCAAACAAATGGTGCACCATATATGGGTCGCAAAGCACAACGTGCAATGGTTGTTCAATCATTGAATGCGGCAATTGCTACTAACACAGCAATACGTGATGAAGATAACTTCTTCAACTTAATTGCAACACCTAACTATCCAGAACTACAACCTGGTATGATTACATTGAATAATGATCGTGGTCAAACAGGTTATATTCTAGGTGATACACCAATGCGTTTACCAGATAGTGCTACTGCAATTCAAGCGTGGGCCAACAACGAAGCCGGTGCATCAAGTACAGGTGAAGAAGGGTTAGTAAATCGTGATACATATATGGGTCTGTTCTATCCAAGCGGCTTAGCTACAGATTTGTCAGGCAACCAAGTTGCTGTACCGGCATCATATATGATGTTGCGTACATTCTTGCGTAATGATACTATTAGTTATCCTTGGTTAGCGGCGGCAGGTACTCGTCGTGGTACAATTGACAATGCATTAAGTATTGGTTATGTTGATGCTACTACCGGTGAATGGCAATCTATTAAGACACGTTTAGGTATTCGTGATGTGTTGTATATCAACTTCATTAACCCATTAGTATTCTTTACTGGTGTTGGATTGTTAAATTATGGTAACAAAACTAGTTTTAATAGTTCAAGTGCATTAGATAGAACTAACGTAGCACGATTAATTGCTTACATACGTAGACAATTAACATTGGCAGCAAGACCGTTTGTATTTGAACCAAATGATGCATTAACACGCAATCAGATTTCAGGTGTTGTACAAACATTGATGGTTGATTTAGTTGCAAAACGAGGTCTATATGATTATCTTGTAGTATGCGATGAGTCAAACAATACACCTGCAAGAATCGATAGAAATGAATTGTGGATTGATGTTGCAGTTGAACCTGTTAAGGCAGCTGAATTCATTTATATCCCGGTTCGTATATTGAACACAGGCGAGCTTGGTGGACAATAATAAAATATGATACCCCGAAAGGGGTATCTATTTATAAAGATAAATATTAATAACAGGAGAAAAAAATGGCAATAGCCTCACAATCATTATTTAACATGACCGTAGCATCAGATAACGCTGGCGGAAATCAGGGCTTGTTAATGCCCAAACTACAATATCGTTTTAGAGTTAATTTTTTAAACTTTGGAGTTAGTACCGCTACTAATGAATTGACAAAGCAAGTTATTGACGTAACACGCCCGTCAGTTAGTTTTGGTGAAATTAACATCCCAGTTTATAACTCTACTATGTATTTGGCAGGTAGACACGAATGGCAACCGCTAACTATTAATGTTAGAGATGATGCTTCAGGTAGTGTCTCTGCATTAGTTGGTCAACAATTACAGAAGCAAATGGACTTTGTTGAACAAGCTTCAGCCGCAACTGGTCAAGATTATAAGTTCCAAACAAACATTGAAATCTTAGATGGTGGAAATGGCAATACTACTCCTGTTGTTTTAGAAACATGGGAAGTATATGGTTGCTTCTTACAAGCCGCTAACTATAATAACTTAGCATATAGCTCAAATGAAGTAGTAACAATACAATTATCAATACGTTTTGACAATGCGGTACAAGCACCGTTAGAGTCAGGAGTTGGTACACAAATTGGTAGAATTGCGGCATCACGTTCATTAGCGGGTTCTACAGGTTCTACTACTGGTATCGGATCAAATTAATCCAGTTATAGGTAACTATGGCAGGATTCTTTCAAAACTTACTAACAGACGCTGCCGCAGGATTCTTCGGCAACGACTACCTGCGTGATTATACTCACGCTAGTAAGACCTTTAGACCCAATGCATATCAATATGCACCTAAATTTAAATTCCTATTCCATGTGTACTTTGAAATAAATCAAAGTGCATATGCAGTAGGATTACCTCAAGGTGCAAACTTTGGTCTAGCTGTTAAATCTGTAAAATTACCAAGCTATAGTTTTGACACACATACAATGAATCAGTACAATCGTAAACGTATTGTACAAACAAAAATTAAATACGATCCCATAGATATTAACTTCCATGATGACAATGGAAATTTAATACGTAATATGTGGTATAACTATTATACATATTATTATAAAGATGCTAGCATCCCTGTAGCATCAGTATCAGGTCGTCAAGCACAACAAACTGGTAATGGTAGTACTAATAGTCCAAATAATACAAACTACAATTCAAGAAACATTTATTCACAATCTATTACCGGTGATACAAATTGGGGCTATATAGGAGAAACACCTGATAGTCCTAATACTAACATACAAGCAGGTAATGGACAAACTAAAATTCCATTCTTTAAAAATGTTACTATATTTGGTTTCAACCAACACAAATATGCGGCATACACACTAATTAATCCTATTATTAATAGATTTGCACATGACACGTACAATTACGCAGAAGGTAATGGTACTATGGAAAATACAATGACATTGGATTATGAAACTGTAAAATATTTTCAAGGATCAATTGATGGTACTAAACCTAGTGATATTGTTGCTGGCTTTGGCCTGGAAGCTAATTATGATAGAGCACCTAGTCCTATTACTAGACCAGGTAGTCAATCTAGTATATTAGGTCAAGGTGGTTTAGTAGATGGTGTCGGCGGAGTAATTGAAGATTTGTCTGGTGAAAACATAAACCCATTAGGTGCTATACAAAAAGCAGGTGCTACATATAATACTCTTAAAAATATAAATTTAAAACAAGCAATTAAGAGCGAAGTAACTGCCGGTATCACTAATGCTCTTATGAATCCATTAAACAATACTGGAAGAAATGTGTTATTTAATACTTTAATATACGGTTCTACCCCAAATCAAAAACAACAAGCAAATGGTAGAGCAGTAGTTCCTCCTGATATAAATAGTACAGGAGGATAACTCATGGCAAGAATTATAGATGACCGCACATCAACAGACTTAACAGTTAAAATATTTGATGATTTCTACTCATTTAACATGGTAGTTAACGGCAATGAATACGATATTGTTAATGGATATTTCAAATCAGTATGCGGTACTAAAGTCATTGCAGGAAATTTTACAGCATTTCTGTTTAGAATCTCACAAGAAACAGGAATACCTGTATTAGATTTATTAGGACAAATTCAAGGTACTAATAAATTACAAATGAATCAAGTTATATCATATTACTTAAATAGTTTTAAATCTAAAACAAGTTTGTATGGTGTAAGCACCGTACCACAATCTAACCAACCAGTAGCACGTAATATCGTGCAATAATCATGGCAAAATATGCTCAAGGTACATTTACCCCAAAGAATAGTCAAAAATATGTAGGTAAACATGTTCCACGATATCGTAGTGGATGGGAACTTACATTTATGAATTTTTGTGACACTAACAAAAACGTATTGTATTGGGCTAGTGAAGCAATAAGTGTACCCTATCGTAACCCATTTACTGGACAACCAAAAACATATATCCCAGACTTCTTTGTAGTTTATCAAAACAAACATGGTAAAAATATTGCTGAGATAGTTGAGATTAAGCCTAAGAAACAGAGTCTTATAGAGAGTAAGGTTGCTAACGCTAAAGACAGAATGGTAGTAGCAATCAATCATGCTAAATGGCAAGCAGCCATGGCCTATTGTAAACACCATGGATATACCTTTAGAGTAATAACTGAGGATGACCTTTTCTACAATGGGCGAAGCAAGTAACTAAATACTTGTATGACGAAAAAATTAACCGACTTATTTGAGTTACCGCAAGATGAGATTGACAGCTTGCATATTCCTATACCAGAAAATGCACGTGATATAACTACTGATGCATTAAGTGCGTTAGAGAAGATTGACAATGCATTGCCACAAGTACGTGGATTAGATGCTAGTGATAATGAGTTAGATGAATTAGCGCAGATGGCTGTAGATAGTTTTAAAGATTTAAGTGATTTGGGTATGCAAGTTGATAGTAGATTTAGTAGTGAGATTTTTAGTGTTGCTAGTAACATGTTAGGTCATGCTATTACAGCAAAGACTGCCAAATTGAATAAGAAGTTAAAGATGATTGATTTACAGCTTAAGAAAGCACAGTTAGACCAGAAGTTAGCTGGCAAAGCCGAAGAGATAGAGAACACGCCAGTTGGTGAGGGTAAAGCATTAGACCGTAACGAATTGTTAAAGATGTTGGCCAGTAAAGAACCGTCTGATAAATAATGATATGGGAATAAAAATATGTCAGTAACATTTAGTGGAGCATTTACATTTAGCGGTGGAGGATTTACAGCTACGTTGGCACCTCCCACGCAAGCTACAGCAGGTTGGTTTGGTGGAGGAGTTCCTGGACCTTTATCAACTGTTGCTAGAATGACTTTTGCAACAGACACTGCACTAGCAAGTGTGCGCGGACCATTAAGTTCTGCTAAATATAAACTTATGGCCACTGGTTCATTCACTGCAGGCTATTTTGGTGGCGGTTATGTCGGGGCGGTTGGTGATTTTTCAACAATAGATCGTATTACATATGCGACAGATACAGCAACAGCAAGTGTGCGTGGTCCATTAAGTGCTCCGAGAAGTGGTAGTGCAGCCACAACTGATATTTCAACATACGGCTGGTTTGGTGCCGGCTATTACAGTCAAATTGGACCAGTGTCTATGGTAAATAGGATTACCTATGCAACTGATACTTCTACCGCAACAACAAAAGGTCCACTATCGGCTGCTAGATACAACTTGGCAGCCACAGGAACTCCTAGCTACGGTTGGTTTGGTGGAGGTAACAATAATAAATCTATAGTAGATAGAATAACATATTCAACAGACACTGCCACTGCTAGTGTTCGCGGCCCATTATCCGGAGGTAAATATGGTCTTAGTGCAGTGACTGACAGTACAACATATGGTTGGTACGCTAGTGGAAATTCAACTTCAGCGGTAGATAGAATTACATATGCAACCGATACTGACATTGCAACTGTTCGCGGCCCACTATTAGCTGCAAGATACGTCGGCGCAAGCACCTGTGACAATACTTATGGATGGATTGGTGGCGGAACTGCAGGTTCAAGTATTACACGCATAACATATGCAAATGATACAGCAACCTCAACTAATAGAGGTAATTTAACTTTGGCAGTTTTAAGATTGGCTGCATCATCAGGCATCCAATAACTTCCCAAGCATTTTACGAAATGCAAATAAAAATCATAAATAGATAAATATATATAAGAAAAAGGATACCTATGCGTAGTCTAAAACAATACATAACCGAAAGTCTTAAAAGTTACAACTATACTATAAAGATTGCTGGTGATGTGGATAAAAACTTTATAGATATGTTTAAATACAATCTAAACAAGTTTGACCCGATCAGAATCAGCGATCCAGTGAAAACACCTATACAGAAAGATCCATACGGATTTCCTAATTTAGCAAATCAATCTGTAACTATTATTAAAGCAGACTTCAGATACCCAGCTACTGAACCTATGATACAGCAAATTGCTCAACTTCTAGGATACAACATCAATATGGTTCGTGTTATCAGCAGTCAATATGACGATAGCATTAATAGCGAGGCTGAAGGCTACGCTAATGAAATGAAAGATAGCCCAATACTTACACATGAAGAAATGGGTGAGCAACCTGGTGCTAAAGAAGCAAATAAAGCATATGGTGATAGTTATCTATCTAGTATCAAAGACCAAATGAAGGGTTCAACTATTGATATCCCTTATGCAGGACAAAAAACACCAAACTCGTTTGATCCATTCAAACCATATTTGGATGATAAGAAATTAGGCGATAAGAGTCCGATGAGTACAATTACACGTCCACCAAAGCCAGCAACTGGCGCCAGTGTATCTAAATAAAAGGAATATGAAAATGAATATGTTAGATTTAATGAACAAAATGACCCAGCTTAGTGAAGCAAAAGAAAAAACTAAAACTGGATTAAAGCATACTGCTGAGCCAGGTGGTTACGGTCGTAAAGACGATGAAGATGATGAAGGCAATAAAGTTAAATCTACTGCCGCTAAAAAAGGTAAAGGTCGTCCTAAGAAAGATGCCGATGATTCTGGTGAAACTAAAAAGTATGACTTCAGTGCATTTGGTGTTAAGTCTGGCAAAGATGTTAAATTACCAAAACATGATAAAAAGAAAACTACAGTAGTTAAAGGTAAATCACAAAGTCATGCCGCAAATAAAAAAGATGATGGTACTGGTGACGAAGAACCTAAAGCTAAGAAAAAAGGTCTAAAGGAATATTTTGACTCACTAGATAAAGCATTGAACGAAGCTGAACAGATTCAAATCAAACCAGCAAGTCAAATGCCTAAACAACCCGGACAAACATCAATGGGTCAAAAGCCAGCAATGCCAGGCCAACCTCAACAAGTTGCCGGACAACCTGCACAGAATACACAAGTTATTGCTCAAGGTAATAAGACTTTAGGTACAGTTAGTAATCCACAACTAGCACAACAGATTAAACAATCTATTGGCAAAGGTGAAATGACACTAATGCCTGACCAGATGCAAGAAGAAGATATGGGTAAGCACAACAATGCTACTACGGGCTTTGATGCATTAGTTCGCAAACTAACACCTAAATACGGTGCAGAGGCAGCGAAACGTATTGCTGGTGCACAACTAAAGAAAATACGTGAAGCCGATCAACCACCAAACGATAGTTTGATGAGTCCAATGAGTGAAGCACGTGCTAAGGCTGATGACAAAGCTGAAAAAGCAGGTAAGAAAGTTACTAAAGACTTAGAATACGATATGAAACATAAAGGTAAAGATGATGCTAAGGCTGAAAAGGCTGGCAAAAAAGTTACCAAAGACATTGAGTATGATGAGAAGAAAAAGACAGTAAAAGAAGCGGCTAAGCCAGACTTCTTAGACCTAGACAAAGACGGCAACAAGAAAGAACCAATGAAAAAAGCCGCAACAGACAAAAAGAAAGTAAAAGAAGGTATGGAACATAAACTAAAAGCAGCTCGCCATACAGGTAAAGCACACGCATTATCTAAGCAAGCATACAATTGCAATTATGATGATATGGAAGAATCAAGACATTATCATGACGGCTTCAAAGAAGGCTTAGATGAGTGCTATGGTCAAATGCCAATTCAAGGTTATGTTGGTGAAACAAATAACGAAGTAGCTGATATGGCTAGTTATGGTGCTCATACACCTCAAATTGCTGATGAAGGCAATGCATTTACAGCCGCATTGAAGAAAACACCAGCTGGTGGTAAATTTAGTGTTGGTGGTAAGACATTTACTGACCGCAGTTCAATTGAAGAAAGTCCATTCGCTTTTGAAGCATGGGAAAAAGAATTGAATTCTATTTTAGAAGGCAAAGAAGTTACTGAAGGAATGACAGTTTCAATCAGTAAAGGTCAACAAGGTACTCCTGATTCAGTAAGTGTTTCAGCACAAGATAGTGAAGCTGACCAATTATTAAGCATCATTAAACAATCAGGTTTAGGCTTATTTGGTGGTGATGACGCAGGTCAACCGCAAGCAGGTCAGCCAATGACAGTTGACGGTGGTGAAGCTCCACAAGCTGATATTGCAGTAGTTGATGACCATGATGATATGTTATCATTAATTCGTAAGATGACTGGTCAAGGTCCTGCACAAGCGTCCGGTGATTATGAAGAAGAAGGCGGTGAAGAAATGCACGGTCATGAGCATGGTGAAGAAGAAACATGTAATGAATGCGGTGGTATGATGGAAGAAGGTCATGCATGCGGAGAAGCAGTTGAAGAAGATGAATCAATGGATCAACGTGAATATGAAGTTGCAGAAGAAATCAATCCTAACAACAATGACGAAGCAGAAGAAGAACAAACAGATGCTACACGTGATGCCGCACTAGCAACAGCAGCCGGCAAAAACTTTGCTGATACTGATGCCCCACTTGAAGAAGGTGGCGATGGCGGCGAAGCTGGTACAGATGCTATTGCAGCCGATGATGCAGCCGACGAAGTTAATGCCGAAGAAGAAGATTTAGACGAATCTTATGCTAATGGCGATGATGACACATTTGAAACAGATATTGACTTTATGACTAAAGTTATTTCTGGTGGTTTAAATAAGCAAAAATCTACCGGTCAAACAACGATTCCAGTTGTTTCTACACAAGTAAATCGTTTAGGTAGCCCAATGAGAGAATCTACTGATTTATTAACAGATTGGCGCAAACTAAGTGGTATTAAGTAATTAATAGTACGTAAAAGTACCCGGCTTTAGTCGGGTATTTTTTTGGCTATAGTGTTTATAAGAAAACGATAAATACTAAATAAGGTAATATAGTTATGAGCCAACAAAATATAGATTTCGGTACTTTTCCAGATGATCCAGATGCAGATGCTATTAGAACGGCGTTCCAAAAAGTACAAAATAATTTTAATGAATTGTACACTACTGCTAGTGCTGGATCAGTTACGTCAGTAAATCAATCTGCAGGCGCCGGCATACAAGTTAATAGTCCAACCGGTAATGTAGTTGTTACTGCAAATATTGCATGTGTGCAAGTTGCTACTACTACATTAAGTATCGGACAAGGAAGTAACGGTGGCACATCAGCAATTATTAGTCAAACTAGTCAAACTTTAGTAATAGATATAAATCCAGCTAACGTCTTTTCTAACAACTTTGCTGCCAATTCTACTGGTGGATTGGCTAATTTTACAGGGACATTAACTTCAACTTCTAATAGTCAACCAAATATTACAAGTGTAGGAACCTTAACTAGTTTAGCAGTAACGGGTAATGTAACTGCAGGAAATGTATATGCTAATTCAGGAGCAGTAGTTGCAACTACTGTAACCGGTACATTAACAACAGCCGCTCAACCTAACATTACAAGTGTGGGTACATTAACAAGTTTAGCAGTTACAGGTAATAGTAATTTAGGTAATATAGCTACTGCTATTAGTTTTAGTGGTGATGGTGGGTTATTAACAAATATTAGTGTTAGTGCAGGCAATACGATTTTAAGTGGTTCAAGTAACGTTAGAGTTGTAAGTAGTGGTGGAAATGTAGTAACAGGTGTTGCCGGGAATGCAAATATAATAATTGCAACCGGTACCGGAGTTAATGTAACTGGATATTTAACTGCGTCAGGTGATATAACTAGTAATAATGCTAATTTAGGTAATGCAGCAAACGCTAATTATTTTATTGGTAATTTATATGGTCAAGCCAATACTGCATTAACTGCAGGTACTGTAACAACAGCCGCACAACCAAACATAACAAGTGTTGGTACATTAACAAATGCATCAGTAATTGGTAATATAACTGCAGGAAATGTGTATGCTAACAGTGGTATTGTTAAAGCACAATATTTGTATGGTGACGGTAGTAATATTGCCAATATTACTATTACTGCTGGTAGTTCTATTGTTAACGGAACCAGTAATGTAAGTATTCCTGGGTCTAATGGCAATGTTAATACTGTTGTTAATGGTAATACTATATTAGTTGTTACTGGTACCGGTGTTAACGTAGCAGGTACATTAAATGCTACCGGTAGTATTACTGGTAACTTTAATGGCAACGTAACTAATGCTACACAAGGTAATATTACAAGTTTAGGTACATTAACCGGATTAACAGTATCTGGTACAACTAATTTAGGTGCCGTTGGTAATGTAACTATAACCGGCGGTAGTAGTAATTTCTATTTAAGAACAAACGGATCAGGTGTGTTGACATGGTCTGATGCTTTATTAACTCCTATTCCAGGCAGCAATACTCAGGTATTATTTAATGATGCAGGTAATGCTAATGCAAATAGTAGTTTAACTTTTAACAAAAGTAATGGTTTGTTAACTACCACCACATTATCAGCTACAAACTTAATAGGTACACTTACTACTGCATCTAATCAGCAAACCAATATTAACCGTGTTGGTACTTTAGATTATTTAATTATTAGTACAACTGGATATATTTCAGCCGGTAATGCAAATGTTAGTGCAGGAAATATAAATCTTATTGCAGCCGGTAGTGCAAATTTAGGTAATGCAGCCTCTGCTAATTATTTTATTGGTAATGGTAGTTTATTAACAGGGGTGGCGGCCAGTAATGCTGTTACCGCAAGTACAGTAACAACTGCGGCTCAACCAAACATAACAAGTACAGGTACACTAACAAGTTTAGCAGTCACTGGTAATATCAGTGCAGGCAATGTTAGTGCTACAACATTTACGGGTGCATTAAGTGGTGCGGCTACAACAGCAGGTACAGTAACTACTGCGGCACAAGGCAACATTACAAGTGTTGGCACATTAACTGGTTTAGGAGTTAACGGAACTATAACCGGCGTGAACATTACGGCAAATACAGGTGTGTTTACAGGTAATGGTTCATCACTTACTGCATTAAATGCAAGTAATGTTTCAACAGGTACATTGGCTCAAGCAAGATTAGCTAATGCAGCCGTTACTCTTGGTAGCACTGCACTAACATTAGGTTCTACCGTAACAACTGTAGCAGGCTTGACAAGTGTTACGTCAACTACGTTTGTGGGGGCATTGACAGGTGCAGCAACAACAGCAGGTAGTGCGACAACAGCAGGTACTGTAACAACCGCGGCACAGCCAAATATTACTAGTGTAGGTACACTCACTGGATTAACAGTATCATCAACTATTTCTGGTTCTATTACTGGCTCGGCTGCTAGTGCAACAACAGCAGGTACTGTAACAACCGCAGCACAGCCAAATATTACTTCAGTTGGTACATTAACTGGATTAACAGTATCGTCAACTATTTCTGGTTCTATTACTGGCTCGGCTGCTAGTGCAACAACAGCAGGTAGTGCAACAACAGCAGGTAGTGCAACAACAGCAGGTACCGTAACTACTGCGGCACAGCCAAATATCACAAGCGTGGGTACATTAAGTTCATTATCAGTTTCAGGAACGTTAACTACTACTAGTATTACTACTGGCGCAAATTCTACAGCAGGAACCATTACTGGTAATTGGTCACTAAGTGCAGGCTCTAGACTAAATGCAACATATGCTGACTTAGCAGAAAAATATGTTGCTGATGCAGATTATCATCCAGGCACAGTATTAGTATTTGGCGGTGACCATGAAGTTACATTGTCTACAGCTTCAGATTCATTTAGAGTTGCAGGAGTTGTAACAACTAATCCGGCATATACTATGAACAATGATTGTATGGGAGAACATGTTGCTACTATTGCTCTACAAGGTCGTGTACCAGTTAAAGTAATTGGCCCAGTCTTTAAGGGTGATTTACTAGTATCATGTGATAATGGTCACGCCATTGCTAATAATATAGCACGTGCAGGAACCATCATTGGCAAATCATTAGAAAATTTTACAGATGCCTCGGGTGTTATTGAAGTAGCAGTGGGTCGTTTCTAATAAAAGGAAAACAAATGGTAACAATAGAATTATTAACAGCAATGTGTCCAAAAACAAAACGCTCTATATTAGAGGGTTACGTTGAGCCACTAAACACAGTAGCAGAATACTATGAGATGTTTGAAAACCCACGCAGAGTTGCCGGCTTCTTAGCACAGATAGCACATGAGAGTGGTGGTTTTAATGCTGTCATTGAAAACTTAAATTACAGTGCTAAAGGATTGATGGGTACGTTTAAAAAATATTTCCCCAATGAAGAACTAGCAAAGCAATATGAACGTAAACCAGAAATGATTGCTAATCGTGTTTATGCTAATCGTATGAAGAACGGCGATGAGAACAGTGGTGATGGATTCAGATTCAGAGGTCGTGGATTGATTCAATTGACCGGGCGTGACAACTATACACGTTTTGCAGAAGCATTAGACATGAGTATTGAAGATACCGTAAGATATTTAGAAACACCAAATGGTGCTGTTGCAAGTGCTGGTTGGTTTTGGGATAACAATAAATTAAATCAGTTCTGTGACCGCGATGATTTTGTAACACTAACAAAACGTATCAATGGTGGTACTATTGGGTTAGAAGATAGAAAACATCACTATCACTTAGCATTAGAAAATTTAGGCGCACATTAATATGGCACAACCAATTTGGAATACATCCGCCGGATCTATAGGAACATATCCTGCTACTATACCTATGCTATTTCAATTATCAGCCTCAGCAGTATCTCCGGCAACATCAGTAACATATACATTATTAAGTGGAACATTACCATCTGGATTATCAATTAGTAGTTCTGGATTAATAAGTGGAACACCATCACTGGTAACAACTGATACTACAACTACTTTTACTGTTAGAGTTACAGATAATCTATCTAATTTACGTGATAGAACTTTTTCAATTACTTTATCTGGAGTAGCAATACCTGAATTTACTACGCCTGCAGGTAGTATTTTAAGTACATTAGACAGTGTTTGGATTGAATTACCAATAACATATTCAAATCCAGATAATACTAATGAAATTATAATAGAATTACAAGAAGGTTTATTACCACCTGGATTAGAAATTAATCCTGCAGGATTAATAAGAGGATATGCAAATCCACCTACGGTTAATGTTACGTTAAATCAAATACAAACTAATGCTACTATAACCGAAAGTGTTAGCAATTTAATAACATGTACTAGCACCACCCAGTTTACAATAGGGCGTCCAATTGTTTTTACTAATACTGCATTTGGTGATATTGCTGAAGGAGATACATATTATATTAAAACTATTAATAGTAGTACTACTTTCACTATAGCGGCTACGCAAAACGGAGATACATTTCCTTTAGCATCTGATACTGGATCAATGACAGTTACTTTACCTGCTATATCTGTAGGACAGCCCACAATACGTACATATTCATTTGTATTAAGATTATCTAGTAATTTAGGTAGCGATACTGCAACATATAATATTACTGTAATAAATCAAAATACACCTGTAAGTCAAGGTGGTCCAGGCTATACTCCAAATTCACGTATACCCACCATACTTAATACTAGACCTAGAACATATATAATAACAGATACCGACCCATATTATGGTTATTATTTGTTACCTCCTGTAGTGCCGACTGTTTCTGCTTATATAGGTACAATAAGAAGTGGAGAATACTTCACATTTAAAATAATAGGATATGATTTTGATGGTAATTCTTTAACATATGATTATGTTAATCTACCTACAGATTTAACAGGTGATCCAGATACTGGTTGGATAACCGGTACACCTACATTAAATTCAATTGGCTTAAGTACTTTTAATTTTGCAGTAAATGTATATAAAACTTCCAACCCTAGCATTGCTACAACTAATTTTAATTTTAGTTATAATTTAAGTAATAGTGTAACAGATAACATATTATGGATAACACCATCAGATTTAGGCACATTATTTAATAGCACTATAAGTACATTAAATGTAATAGCAGTAGCAGATACAGAATTATCATATAGAATTGTTAGTGGTAGTTTACCACCTAATTTATTATTATTAGACAATGGTGAAATAACAGGACGTGTTGCGGATCAACCATCAAGTTCATTATTAGAACAAAATGCAGAAACTGTATTTACGTTTACTGTTCAAGCATATTCACCTTTGTACCCAGTAATACAATCCCCCAAAACATTCAATATTACAATACTACAAGAATATACTCAACCAACAGATACATTGTATATTAAAGCTTCCCCTAGTATAAATGATAGAAATATTATTAACGGTTTGTTAACAAATGACACATTAATTCCAGAAGAAATGGTTTATAGACCTAATGATATATATTTTGGTAAAGCAACTAGTGTAATATATGAACATGCATATGGTATGTATGCTAGTAACATTGATGAATATTTGGCTGCGGTTACACAAAATCATTATTGGAGAAATATTACTTTAGGGGAATTAAAAACTGCTGTAGCAAAAAATAATTTAGGTGAAATAATATATGAGGTAGTATATAGTGAAGTTATTGACAATTTAGTTAACCCTTCAGGTATCAGTATACAACAAGAAATTCGTTGGCCTAGACTAATAGATTTACAATTAGGTCCATGGTATACTAGTATTACAGATATCTTTACTAGTTATGAAACAGTGTTAGGACAAGATTATTATACAAGTTTAACTCCTGGTTATGCACAAACGTTATATCCAAATAGTCTTTTCAATATGCGTAATCGTGTAGGACAAGTAGTTGGTCAAGTAAAAGATAGTAGATTATTACCATTATGGATGACTAGTCAACAAGAAAATGGTGGAACATTAGGCTATACGCAAGCATGGGTTATTTGTTATACTAAACCTAGAATAGTTGTTAACGATGAGCCACTAACTTATGCTGAGTTTGAAGCAACTGGTTTAACAAGAGCAGATTATATGAGCTATGCTGAAACTATTAAAAATAACATACAAAATGATTGGCAATATACATTAAATGATATTAATTTTAAAATTGATAGATTTAGTGTAAACAAGAGCGAAACATACAATTATGATAAACAACTAACACCTCCCGCATGGACAGGACTACCTAGCGCATATCCTGTACCTGACCCGATAGATAGTAAAGATTTTTATGTATTGTTCCCTAGACAAACAATTTTACCAGACCAATCGCAATACTAAATATATAACGGAACAAAAAGAATATGAGCACAATTAATACAAACGGTATCAACGTAAATTATCCTGTACCAGGGGTTAATAATAATAGTCAAGGATTTAGAGATAACTTTGCGGCTATTAGAACTAACTTAAACACTGCAGGAACAGAAATAACAGACCTACAAAATAAAGTTGTAGTTAAATCCGCATTGGATAACTCTACTGTCAATAATGATATGGCTAATACACTTATTAGTAATGCATTAACCCGTAGCTTCCGTGCTAGTACTTATAATTTAGGTAATGCACTATCAGGTACAGTGTCAGTAAATGTATCACTCGGTGATGTACAATATGGTACTATTGCAGGTAATACAACAATTCAATTTACTGGTTGGGCTCCTACCGGTACACAAAGTAATGTCCAATTACAATTGGCAATTGCAAGTAATAATGCCGGAAACACAGCAGTATTGTCATTCCCTAGTCAAGTTACTGATGGAGTAACAACATTAGAAAATTATGCTAACGTTGCAAACACTAATACAGTTACTGTACCATATGGTGTAACTCAATTAGATTATAGATTTAGCACACTTGATTGCGGAAATACAATTACAGTAGAACCATTTAATAATGCTAGAATAGCATCACAAATACAAACACGCAATGTTATTCCTACTGGTAATCAGGGTGATATAGTGGGTGAGATAGCAGTAAGTACGGGTGTTAATCAGTTATCAATCACTAGTACTAATGCATCGGACTACTTAAATACAGCCAATACAGTGCAATTATATACGGATATGCCAATAGTATTCACTGGTGTAAGTATGGAAGCTAATATTACAGTTGGTACAACTTACTATGTACGTAATGTTTCAGCTAATACATATTTTACTGTATCAACAGCATTAGGTGGTGCAAATGTTAACTTAGCTGGAAATGCTAGTCCAACACTTCCGATGTATGCTAACCCAGTATCTTACTTGTATGTGTGTACAGATGATTATAACTCTACTGCATATGAAAAATCTGTATCTGCTACGAATAGTTCTGGGAATGTTACTTTAAATAATACTTCAGGTATAGAGAATGCAACTAATTCTCCTATTATATTTACTGGAACAACATTTGGCGGAATAACAGCAAATACAGTATATTATATTAAAGCAGTCGGTACTGGTGGTAATATTACTATCAGTCAATCTAGGACAAATGGCGTTGCAGATACGGTATTTACATTAACGTCTGCTAGTGGCACGTGTGTAGCAACCGCATATGTAGGTTCGGATATTTGGAAAAGAATTGCACTAACATCTTGGTAATAAATATTTGAATGGAACACCCGTTCATTGCATCACTCTCAGATAAAACGTTAGAAGAACTACAGGGTTCCATAACGGACTTAACCAAAAAACTAAACTTTGCATATCGTATGCAAAATGGTGCTATGATTCATCAATTGAATATGGTAATGGCAAGTTACCGAGCAGAGTATGGCCGCAAAATGGACGAGTTACTTAAAAAACAAGGTGATAAAACACAAATCAATATTCAAAAAGAAAGTTAAAATTGACCACACGAATAGAACGAGAATTTTCATTTCAAGCAGGTGTTTACTTCCAAGAAGAATTTTTAATGAATCTATATACAATAACATTGTATATGGAAGTAGAAACTGAATCCATTAGAGAACAAAATGTTGCAATGGAACGAATAAAATATTTTTTAAATGAATGTTTGGAAAATAGTATTTTTGTTCAAAATACTGAACAAAAAATTATTGAAAAATATAACTCATGTGGGTTTAAAGTATGTACAGTACCCGAAGAACCATACGACCAAATTATAACATTGTTATTACTAACTAAACTTAACAGCATTACTGAGGGTAGATTGATTATTACAGATATTACATTGGGTTCACGTATAAGTGATGAGGTAAAATTTATATGTGACATTGAAAGCCCATTAGGACCTTTAGAATCACATGGCTGGTGGATGGATAATAGTACATCAATTGCTGACACTAAAAAATCTGTAAAGAAAGATAAAATTGTTAAATTGTTCAAAACACCTACAACAGATTGGGCAGAATACAATTTAGTTTGGAAAGAAAAAGACCATACAGCTAATTGTGAAATCGTTTTTACGACTGAACAGGAAAAGTAATTATCCAAACATATTGTATTTTAGTAACAGTTGTGCTATAATACATGAATGAAAACAGATAAGTATGGTCAATTAATTTACAATCAGAACGATTTATGTGAATTGTTCTTGCAAGACCCTACACGTACAATCTCTAACGCATTAGTTGATAGTCCCATAGAATTTAATGGGTTTCTCTCATTAGAAAACATCCCAAATCTAAAACAATATACTGCTTCAGCCATTTCATTAGAAGAATTTGATAAAACAAATCAAGCAAAATGGCATATGCCCAAAGAATACTATGAACTAGATATTGCTAAATGGGTATTGGATCAATGCAAAAATGAAGAAGAATTACAACGTGCCGGTGATGAACTAATTAAGTTCCAAGAACGTAATATGTTTGTGTTGTTACAGTATTTAAAATATTTGGTTGACACAATGCGAGAGAATAATATAGTATGGGGTGTAGGACGTGGTAGTAGTGTAGCAAGTTTTGTATTGTTTTTAATAGGTATACACCGTATAAATAGTTTATATTACCAATTAGATATTGGTGAATTTTTAAAATAAGGAAATATTATGGCTAATTACAGAACAGCAATGGGTAAATCAGTTGACATGGCAGCACTAACTGCAAAAAATGAAAAAACTAGAGCAGTGGGTAATATGAAAGTTAATGCACGGGGTGATACTATTGATGCACATGGACGTATTCTACGTACCGCAACAACTAAAGTAAATGATTCATATAATAAAACTGTAGGGAATCGTTCAGCACAACCGGTACGAAACAAACCAACTACACCACCTAAACCAACTATTGATCTATCACAATTAAATGAACTTGAACGTGAGATTGAAGGAAATTTAGAAGATGAACTTGAAATTGAAAAAATTAAAGCACAGGAACTTAAAAAGAAATGAACCAATATAGTAAGCCAGCATTTAGCCCCACCAAAGTAGATACAATGAGATTCTTTAAGGATCATATCATTGTATCTGAAATGCATTTTGATGAACGTATCAGTAAAGGTGGCATCATTATGCTTGATGATGATAAGAAAAGTTCGGGCATCCGTCCCCGCTGGGCAAAGATATATGGTTTAGGTCCAGATCAAGATGATCCGCAATTAGAGATAGGTAAATATATTCTTATCAGTCACGGTCGTTGGACACGGGGTATCACAGTTGAGACACCTTCGGGTAAACAGACATTGCGTAAAGTTGATCCCGGTGATATACTCTTAGTATCGGATGAGCCGATGGAAGATGAAACAATGAGTGATAAGGTATATTAATGAAAAATTGGTTAAGACAAAAATTACAAAACTTTTTGTATCCGCTAGATACTAATGAGGTAGTAGAAACTAAAACTAATAGAGGGCGTGCTCTTATTAGAGGATCAAGCCTTGATAGTAGAGGGATGAGTTTCACTATACATCAAGCTAGTGGAGGATATGTATTAGAATACTCTGTATACGATGACAAGACTGATAGACATAATCACAATTTACACATCATTCCATCTGATCAGGACATGGGTCAGGGCATAGCTCATATAATCACATTAGAAATGTTAAGAAAATGAAAAATAGTCTTTGGGTAGAAAAATATCGTCCACAAACAGTAGCAGACTATGTGTTTGTAGATGAACGACAGAAGAATCAAGTAGAGGGTTGGGTTAAAGATGGCTCTATCCCTCATCTATTACTATCAGGTGATCCAGGTACTGGCAAGACAACTCTTGCTAAAGTATTGATCCATGAACTTGATGTAAGTGAATATGATGTATTGGAGATCAATGCATCACGTGAGAATAGTGTAGATGTTGTACGTAATAAGATTGTTAACTTTGTACAAACAATGCCATTTGGTAACTTCAAAGTTGTACTACTAGATGAAGCAGATTATTTGACACCAGCTGGACAAGCGGCATTGCGTAACGATATGGAAGCATATCATATGACCGCACGATTTATATTAACTTGTAACTATCAGCATAGAATTATCCCTGCATTGAAGTCACGATGCCATGAGTTTCATATTACAAAAACAGATAAAACAGAGTTCACTGCGAGAGCGGCAACTGTGTTAGTAAGTGAGAACATTGTATTTGATTTAGATGATTTAGATAGTTATGTACGTGCTACATATCCAGACTTGCGTAAGTGTTTGAATCAGTTACAAGTTAATAGTAGTACAGGTAAACTATTGCCACCACATACTCAGGGATCTAGCGAAGATGAGTTGTTAGTAGAAGCAACTAATTTATTTAAGGCTGGTAAAGTCCTTGAAGGCAGACAACAGTTATTACAATATATTGCATTGTATCCCACACGTATTGAAGATACATATGCATGGATGTATCAGAATTTAGATTTATGGGGTAAGTCTAATGAAAAGCGTGATGCTAGTATTATTGTTATTAGAAATGGTTTAGCTAATTTAAGTATGGTGGGCATCCCTGAAATATCATTGGCAGCCACATTAGTAGAATTGACGAGTGATTTATGAGATATTTATTAATTACATTCATGAGAAAGCCCAATGGGCAAATTGATGAGCAAGTTGCAGTATCTAAAAAAGTCAAAGCCAGTGACTTTCAAACCTGCAATGTTATTTTAGATTATGCTAAGAAAAAAGTAGATAAATGTGTAATTGAAGGTAAGGCATTAGATAGAGATTGGGTTCAGATGCATGAATATTATGTAAAGATTTATCCTAATCTAATTGCACAACTTGAAAAAGAAGCAACTATTACTGAAAAGACAAATGGGGCCTAAGCCCCATTTTTAACTATACAAGTTAAGTACATGCTCAATTATTTTATGTCGTTGAACATCTTTAAGTTCAAATTTACATAATTGCAATCCCGGAATCACCCCCTTCCTCAATCGATTTTGTAAATCTAATAGCCCATTGTCGGCTGTTTTACGATCGGCTTGTTCAATATCGCCAGTAATTACAATCTTACTACCGACGCCGATTCTGGTCATAATCATTTTGAGTTGACCCGGGGTTGCGTTTTGTGCCTCGTCTAATACTACCCAACTATGTTTGAAATTTCGTCCTCGACAAAATGCTAGAGGTGCAATTTCCACTATCTGTTCTTCTAGCATGTGGGCTATTTCCTTTGTTGTGTAGTATTCACGCAGAACGTCTAATAACGGTCTAGTCCAGGGTTCCATCTTTTGATTGATATCCCCCGGTAAGAAACCGTGCTTTTCGTCATCAACACCTACTGCTGGCCTGGATAATATGATTCTTTCACATTCACCATTACGCATAGCTTTTATGGCAGCAAGCATAGCTAAGTAAGTTTTACCAGTACCCGCAGGACCTGTGACTACGACAATATCTGTCTGCTCATCCAGTAGTGCGAGGATATAATTTTCTTGGTTAACTGACTTAGGGATAAGTTGAACGGGTTTTTTATTTACCCGCATTTCCCTCTGTGCTTGTGCGAAATCTATCGTTTTTGATTCATGTGTGTAGAAAGTTTGATTATCCTGTTTTTTATTGTGTGAAAACCGTGTGTCTTGTGTACGTAATGCGCTAGTTTTTCTTTTGCTCAAGTTAATTCTCCTTTGTAGAGCGGTGAGTTCTCATAACACTCAAGTTTATTTAAGGTCAATATATACCAACATAGTAGCATACTTATTGAGTAATACCCTAGCATAAATATTAGGCTACGGTATGAAATATTGTTATTTGATGTATTCAAACTACAAAAGATAAATATATATATGAAAACCGCAGACGAATTTTTTGACAATGTTGATTATGTAAGCATAATTGACACCGTAAAAGGTATATTTACCAGCGACGGATCAATGGCTGTATTACTAGACTACGAGCGAGTACTAGATGAAGCCGACTTATATGCATTTAAGAACTGGGAATTGGGTGAATTAGTCCAAGGTCCTGATGTTAAACGCTATACAGTAGCATGTATATTCATGTATCCATACAAACTAATGCCAGACCCACGTGGTGCAAAACGTTTAGCTAGTGTGGGATGCAAAATTAAGTTTAAAAAGACAAAAATTAAAGTACCTGTAGCAGTAGAAAATCCAGATGATTACATTCCCGGTACACGTTATCCTAAAACAGCTATGCGTGAAGTATGGCTAATATACATTGAAATGCCTAAAGAATTGATGGATGATATCCGTGAAGGTTCAATTGATTTAGCTGGTCAGAACATTGACTTAAATGAGCTAGATGATGCATATGATGATGACTTAGATAAAGAAGATACTGGTGAGGATGATGACCAGGAACAAGATATGATGGATCAAACGGGCACTGCAGCACCAGGCATGGGTATGCCTCCTCCATTACCACAAATGTAATATTATGACAAATAAAACAATATTAAATGAGGGATTAGAATATCATGACCTAGAGGGGCAAATGCTCCCTACAGTAACTGTGGATGAATATGCCGCACATATGGGTGATGATAGTGAAATTGTCACATTGGCATTTACAGTTAAAAGTGCTGCCGCTGCCAATGATTTAGTTGATTGGTTTGAACGTGGTTATGATTGGGTACTTGATGCACAAGTTAGTGAAGGCGAAGTAAAGCCAGGTCAATATCTAGTGTTTGTTGAAATGAATCGTAGAAGTAGTGTACCTAAACGTATCATAGAATTATTAGATGATTTAGAAACATTAACAGCCATACCAGTTAAAGATTGGACTATTGTTGTAGATGAAGAAGAACATTCTCCTGAAGAAGATATATTGAAACAAGTTATAACTATTAGTCCACATGATTATCGTGAAACTGAAGAAGTTGAAGAAGAAGAAATTAATGAGATGCGTGAACGTGCTGGACTAGAAGTTAAACCAATTCATACAGATAAACAAGATGCTGATATCAAAGCATTTAAAGCAATGGCAGGATTATAAAGATGGCAACAATATTACCTAAAAAGGCTGGTTTTGAACAGCCCATGGCACTGGATGATGATCACCATGAACTATTAGCGGCTGATCCTACAATACAACAATTTCCACAAGGTAGTACATTTGGAGCTCCCGTAACAAACAGTTTTGGTAATGCACCACTAGGAGGTAATAGTATGAACATGGGCGGTTTTAATTCACCAGGGTCGTTCTCAAGTCCAAGCTTCAATCAACAATCAAGTTCAGGGTTTGGAAGCACACAAAATGTTAATCAATCAAACAGCAATCAACCAGTACTCACAGGTGCCGCTCCAACAAATGCCGCTAGTGGAGCAGATGTATTAGTAGCAAATGATAATACAGATTGGATTAACAAAAAATGGCGTCCGGTTATGGGTTGGATATATATGCTAACTTGTACAATGGACTTTGTTGTATTCCCGATATTATGGAGTTTGTTACAAGCAATGAGTAAAGGTAGTGTTACAATGCAATGGCAACCATTAACATTACAAGGTGCTGGACTATACCATATCGCTATGGGTGCTGTTCTTGGTATCGCAGCTTATGGGCGAACAAAAGAAAAAATTGAAGGAAAATCATAATAAATATTGACTTAACACACTAACTGTGTTACACTTGATATTATGACAGATCATTACTCCACATTAGGCGTTGGTAAAAATGCTAATGCCGAAGAAATTAAAAAAGCATATAGAAAATTAGCAGGTAAACATCACCCTGATAAAGGTGGTGATACTGCTACATTTCAAAAGATTGAAGAAGCATATCGCATTCTTTCTGATCCACAACAAAAACAACAATATGATAATCCTATGACTCAGGGTAATCCATTTCAAGGATTCCCGGGTGGAGGTTTCCAATTCAATATGAATGGGTTTAATATGGATGAAATATTTGGTCAAATGTTTAGACAACATAACCATCAACAACAAAATACATATAGAACTACATATTGGATTAGTTTAGAACAAGTATACAATGGCGGTGACGAAGTATTAAAACTACAAACTCCTACTGGATTACATATGGTTAAAGTAAATATTCCAAAAGGGATACATGACGGTGGGCAAGTGCGTTATGAAAAAGTAGTTAATTCATCAGATTTGATTGTGGAATATAGAATACATAATCACTTAAAATATGAAAGAAAAATGAATGATTTGTATGCCAATTATTCTATATCAATATTAGATTTAATTGTTGGCACATCATTTGAATTTACTACTATTAGTGGTAGAACTTTAGAAGTAACGGTAGCTCCAAAAACTCAACCATATATGCATTTAAAACTAAGTAATCATGGCATGCCAATACAAGGTACTAATGCGTATGGCGACCAAATCATCTTGCTAAAAACCTATATGCCTGATATTATAGACAGTCGTATAACTGATAGCATTTTGCAATCTAAAACACAGTAAATATTATTTTTAAAGGAACTGGATGTGAATAATTCACCCGAAATTGAAGCCATTATTGAACAGGCTATAGAGTTGTCCAAACAACGTAAACATGAATATTGCACAATTGAACACTTACTATTGTCTCTTATCACACATACTCCATTTAAAAAATGTTTAGATAGTTTTGGGTGTGATACTCAAACTATGGTAGTAGAGGTTACTTCATATATTGATAGTTTACATGCTATCGTTGCAAAAGTAGATCCTGCTATTCAGGTGCAACCTAGAAAAACAAACAGTTTAGAACGGGTAATGAATCGTTCAGTAACTCAAGTACTCTTTACTGGGCGCAGGCAAGTAACTACTATTGATTTGTATTTAAGTATCGCAAGTGAAGGTAATAGTCATGCACATTACTTCTTACTAAAATACGGTATTCATAAAAATGAATTTGTTGCACATTGGCAAAAAACTTATAAAGGTGCTGAATTTACTGCAAAACTTTCTGAAAGTCAAGCAGATGAAATCTTGGAAGAATATACAACTAATCTAACTGATTTAGCACGTACAGGTAAATTAGAACCCTTGATTGGACGTAGCACAGAACTAGATGATATTGTTAACGTTCTTGCTAAAAGATTCAAATCAAATGTATTGATGGTAGGTGATCCAGGTGTGGGTAAAACAGCAATTGCTGAAGGGCTTGCTACAATGATTGTAGATAAAACTGTACCTGAATTCTTACACGGACATGAATTGTATTCACTTGAAGTGGGTGCATTACTTGCTGGAAGTAAATATCGTGGTGACTTTGAAGAAAAAGTCAAACAAGTATTAGATGCATTGAACACTAAGAAAAATTCAGTATTGTTTATTGACGAAGCTCATACTATGAAGGGTAGTGGTTCATCTAGTAGTGGTTCAATTGATTTTGCTAATATGATTAAACCTGCAATCACTAAAGGTACATTGAAAGTTATTGCAAGTACTACTTGGGAAGAATACTACGAATCATTTGAAAAGGATCGTGCATTAATGCGTAGATTCTATCGTGTTTCTATTGACGAGCCCTCACATGATAGTACCATTCGTATCCTTAAAGGTCTAAGTACCCGATTGAATGATTTTCACAATGTTGAAATTAGTGAAGAAGCTGTTGTTGCAGCCGTAGATAGTTCAGCACGTTATATTCATGACCGAAAGAATCCAGACAAAAGTATTGACCTGTTAGATGCGGCTTGTGCAAAACAACGTGTTGCAGGTAATAAAGGTGCAATTATTACTAAAGACTTGATCCATGATCAGGTTGAACGATTCACTGGTGTCCCTGCTGATAAACTTAATGGTGATAACTTTGACCGTATCAATAGCCTTGAAGTTAATATCAAAGGCAAACTATATGGACAAGATGAAACAGTTGAACAAGTGTTAGAACGTATATATGTTTCATTCGCTGGAATCGGTAATGAACATAAACCTACAGCAAGCTTTATCTTCTTAGGCCCAACTGGTACAGGTAAAACAGAATTGGCTAAGTTGTTAAGTAAAAATCTTGACATGCCATTACTCAAATATGATATGTCAGAGTATAGTGAGAAACACTCTGTATCAAGTTTGATTGGTCCTCCACCTGGCTATGTTGGGTTCGGTGATAGTCAAGTAGGTGGCGGACGATTAATTAATGATTTGAGCAAGAACCCACATAGTATATTGTTGTTTGATGAAGTTGAAAAAGCTCATCCGGATATCTTTAATATCTTTTTACAAATGTTAGATGAAGGTCATATCACTGGAAGTAACGGTAAAGAAGTTAACTGCAAGAATACTATCATTATTATGACTAGTAATTTGGGTAGTAGTGATAGTGAGAAGAACAATATTGGATTCGGTAGCCAAGAAAAGACAGGTGAAGATGATAAAGCAATTAAAGAGTTTTTCAAACCTGAATTCAGAAATCGTATTGATTTGATTTGTAAGTTTGGTAAACTTAATACTCTTGCTATTAAGAAGATTGTGGTTAAGTTTACAGAAGAATTAAAGAAAGCTTTACTAGAAAAACATAATATTAGTTTGAATTTAAGTGAGCCAGTAGTTGATTACTTGGCTGATAAAGGATATGATAAGAATATGGGTGCTCGTCCATTAAGTCGTAAGATTGATGAATTGATTCGTGTACCACTAAGTAAGAAAGTATTGTTTGAACGTATTAAAAATGCTAGTGTAACTTGTGTTTTAGTAGATGAAAAAATTGAATTTACTGTTGTTCAAAAATCAATAGCGAAAGTAGGAGAAGATGGGATCATTGAAATTAGCAACTGATACCCCGGGTATTGATTTTTACGATTATCGGGATAGTGATTACTATAACAAATACAAGTATCGTGTAAGATTCTCTATAGAGGGTGTTAGATATGCTATGTATGAGAAAAACTTTGATGGGTTAATGAAGCGATATAATGCTATAACTGGTTGGAAAAAAATAAGAGATGCAGATAGGCCAGTTGTCACAGATAATCTAGAGGCTCTAGGGAAGTTTATAGATTTTCGTAATATGCTTAAGGAAAATAATACTGGATTAGTTCGTATTGAGAGTAGTAAGATATCAATCTTTAGTAATGATTTAGCCTTATTAAAAACAAGTGAAAGTATTAAAGCTGGTATCTTTTATGATTATACAGAGGTTAAAACAAATAATTTTGTAGGAATAAAGTCATTTGTCAAAGATCCTAAATATAAGTATAGGGTTTATTTGAAATCTAAAATGATTCAAGAATCATTTGTTACGCAATTAGATGATTTATTGAACCGATCAAAAGACTTACATCCTAGCCCTTCATTAAAATACTGGTTAAAGGGATACAATAATACTGCTCCTTCATGGAGTTGGAGATATCGTTTTACTAGTGCTACTCATTTTATTGATTATGATGATGAAAGTACATTAAGCTATCTAGCATTAATGCACGGGGATTATCTCGGAAAACGCTATAAATTAGAAAAACGACCAGAAGCTATCTAAAATGATAAATACTCTAATAAAATGGAGTATTTACCATGGCAAAGATTGTAACAGAATCAATCGTAATCACTTTTAGTAAGATAGTAAAAGATAATGATGAGGGTACTAGTATTACTAGCCCTGATATCCAAGCGGCTTTAGAACAAGTAGCCCAAGAATTAATTGGCGATAGTGTCGTTGTTGAGGTTGTAAAAGCATAATGAGCCAATCAACTACTCTTATCCTATTGCCACAAACAGCATATGTTAACCCAGGCAATGGGGCACCCTATACCGTAACTGGTAACAGTCAACCCGCTGCCGCATATTATTTAGGCAATAAAGACTTACAAACAGTTAATATTAATTTGACAAATTGTACCGGAAATATTACAATTGAAGCAAGTTTAGCTACTACACCAAGTAGTACAGATTGGTTCAAAGTATATGAGTTAGAAGCTAATGCAAATGCGGCAGCAAACTCTGCCCCTCAGATTGCAAGCAATGCTTCTGTTTACACAAATGTAAATGGTAACTTTGTTTATATGAGAGCTAAGGTAGTAGATTTTGAAGGTGGTCTAGTTAATTTTGTAAAGCTAAGTTATTGATATGAGTACGATTGTTATAATGCCCGGAGGATTTCATCCCTTTCATGCTGGACATGCATCATTGTATCAATCCGCATTAAAAGCATTTTCGGGTGCTGATGTATATGTTGCGGCTACTAATGATACAAAGACAAGACCTTTCCCATTTGCTATTAAAGAAAAATTAGCTAAGGTAGCAGGTGTAGCTCCTGGACATTTTATACAAGTTAAAAGTCCCTTTCAACCTAGAGAAATTACTGATAAGTTTAATCCAGAACAAGATGTAGTAATATTTGTTCGTAGTGAAAAGGATCGTAATGAGAGTCCTAAACCAGGTGGAACAAAGAAAGATGGTAGTCCAGCTTACTTTCAACCATATACAGGCAAAGATGTACAACCATTTGGCAAACATGCATATATGGCTTATTTACCTACAGTAGAATTTGGTCCTGGTATTAGTAGTGCAACAGAGATACGTAATGCATGGCCTAAATTGAATGACAAACGTAAGACTGCAATGGTTATGAGTTTGTATCCAGCAACACAAAAGAATCCTAAATTAGCCGCTAACGTTGTTAAGATGTTAGATATGGGTATGGGTAATGAGTTAGCAGAAGGATTAATAAATGAATTTGTACCACCGAGTAGCGACAGAGGTGGCGGGGATGATAGAAGTCGTAGAATAAGAAAACTATTAGAAATTGCTATACAAGTAGCAAAGGAAAAAAATGTTGATGAATTGGGTATGATTCATGCTATGAATATGATAGCAGGTGATGAATTTTTCAATACAGCAGTTGAAGGTATACTACCAGATATAACAGATAAAGAATATATGTTTGTGCTACAGAGTGCTTATAAAACAGTAAAGCAAGGTTTGGCGGAAGGTGATGTTGTTCCATTCAAACAACCATCAAAAACATTAACGTGGCAACAAGTACCTAAAGATATTTTGATGTTAGCAAATGATTGGTTTTGGGCAAGTGAAGATAACTCAGGTCTTGCCGCTACGATAGATCCTGATGGTTTCGGTAATGGTACTGCTAATGATGTAAAGTATAATGCCGCTAAACTTCAACAAAAAGGTTGGACAATTGATTTTAATGATGAATATGATGGGCCGGGTGAGTTCAATCTAAGACTTACTAACAATCGTGGACAAAATGTATTGTTGTCTATTGAAGATGCTCAGACATTTACTGGCTGGGCAAAGGGTACTAGTCAGTATGATTTAGAAGAAGGCCCTATAGTTAAACGTATTGTTCATCCTAACAAGATTAATATCTATGTAAGACCAGGTGGTAATAAACCTCCTTTACTTGTCGCAACAGATATTCCTTATAAAATATTTGATAAGTATGTAAACAAAGCTATACAAAAATACCCACAGTTTAAACAAACTGATTTCTCATTCAAATCTTCAGATAAAATTAAGGAAGAAACTAATTTATCCGAAAGTGCTGATTACTTAGACGAAAATTAAAAATATTTTGATCACCTCGTTTTGATGTAAATATTACTATCTTAACAAGAGGATCAAATGGCAACTAAGAAAACAACTGAAAAGGCAATTGCAAAACCAGCAAAAGCCGCAACTAAAGCACCGGCTAAGGCTAAATCTACAAAAACAGTTCCTGTAGAAAAAATACAGGAAATTGCCGCACAAGCAGCCGCAAATCCACCGGCAGCACCAGCTCCGGGACAAGTACAAGTTAATGTAGACTTTTTAAAAACTACTAAAGTACATATCGCTATGCCATGTTATGGTGGTATGTTAACTGAATCAACATTCATGAGTTTCATCAAGTGGGCTAATACTGCCCGTCAACTTGGTATTGATTGGACATTAGAAACAATGGTTAATGAATCACTCATTAGCCGAGCACGTAACACATTGACTGCTAAGTTCCTAGATATGCCAGAAGCAACACACTTATTCTTTGTTGACGCTGACATTGGTTGGGAGCCATGGCACTTACTAGTATTATTGAACCGTGACGTAGATGTTATTGGTGGATTGTACCCAATGAAGACAATGCCAATCAAATGGGTTGTTAACGGATTTGAAGGTGCAGAAGAAGGTCCAGATGGACTACAAGAAGTATCTAAAGCAGGTACAGGTTTCTTGTTGATGAAGAAACATGTGTTTGAGAAAATGAAGTCTCATCCAGCTGTTAAACAATATAAGAACGACATTGGATTAGATCCAAAGTTTGACCAACACTTGAAAACATATTTTGACACAGCAGTTCGTCAGAATCGTTATTATAGTGAAGATTGGACATTCTGTGAAAACTGGCGTGATATGGGTGGCAAGATTTGGATGGACAAACGTGTATTGTTACGTCATTCAGGATCATATGTTTTCTGTATGGAGAATCAAGAACACTTGATGAAAACTGTAGGACCCATGTTCTTACAAGAACAACAAGAAAAGCACGGCATGAAGTTTATTGATAAAGACGGCAACGAAATTAAGAAACTATAACAAAAGCCCCGAAAGGGGCTTTTAACTGGATTTGACTAAATACTACGTGAAAACAAAAGGAATATTATGCAACTTGACAATGTAACTATTAGTGGTGGATTTGCTTATACAGTAGGAGCTCCCACTCAAGCAACAGCAGGATGGTATGGTGGAGGTAGAGCACCATCATCTGTATCTACCGTGCAAAGAATAACTTTTGCAACTGACACCTCAACAGCAAGTGTACGTGGTCCATTAAGCTTCATCGTATCTCAATTTGCCGCGGCCGGCAATACAACTAACGGATGGTTTGGCGGAGGTTATACAGAGCCTGGACAAACATCTACAGTTCAACGAATAACATACGCAACAGATACAGCAACAGCGACAGCACGTGGTCCTTTAAGTTTAACACTAAGTGGTTTAGTAGCCACCGGTAATACAACTGACGGTTGGTTTGGCGGAGCCTTTTCCATATCAACCGTAAATAGGATCACTTATTCAACAGATACAGCAACTGCATCGGTTCGAGGTCCATTTAGCGCAAGTAAACTATTTTCGGCAGCAGCCGGTAATACAACTGACGGATGGTTTTTTGGAGGCAGAGGATCTGAGTCGGTAGTAAATCGTATAACATATGCAACAGATACAAATACTGCAAGTGTACGTGGTCCGGTAAGTTTTGGTGTTGAGGCAGCAGCCGGTACCGGCAACACCACCGACGGATGGTTTGGAGGTGGTTATTCACCGGGCAATGGGAGGATTAGTACTATACAACGAATAACATACTCAACAGATACAGCAACAGCAAGTGTTCGTGGTCCTTTAAGTGTAGCCGGGAGTTCCTGGTCTGCATCTAGTGACACCACATATGGATGGTTTGGTGGAGGTTATGTCGTTCCTAATATAATATCTACAATTCAACGAATAACTTTTGCAACAGATACTGTAACAGCGACAGCACGTGGACCGTTAAGTCTAGCAAGCCGACAGTTGGCCAGTGCATCCGGTATACAATAAAATATGGACTTAAAAGAACTACATTCATTCAAAATGTCAGATGCAGTGACATTTCACGATAACCTCAATCCAAAATTATTTCGTGGTCAGCACTTACAGCCTGAAGTAGAACTACAACTAAAAAATATAGCACAAGATTTCTTACAAGAGATGGGGATACATGATTTAGATGTACGAGATATCACTATCTCTGGAAGTAATGCAGCCTATAGCTACACAGACCATAGCGACTTAGATTTACATATATTAGTCAATATGAAGGATCTACCAGACGATGACATTTACCATGAATTCTTCAAAGCTAAAAAAGATTTATACAACGATTCACATGATATCACTATCAATGGAATTCCAGTAGAATTGTATATACAGGATGCGGCAGAACCTGTAACTAGTTTAGGTGAATATAGTGTTAAAGATAAGAAATGGTTGCGTTTGCCAACTAAACGTAGAGCAAATTTTGACCAAACAGCTACTAAAGCAAAATATACAAAACTATTAGATATTATTGATACAGCATTACAATCTAATAAAATAGGTAAAGTTAATAAAATATTAAAAAAGATTAAGCAATATCGTCAAGCTGGCTTAGATAAAGGTGGAGAGTTTGGACCTGAAAATCTAGCATATAAAGCATTACGTAGCCGTGGATATATTACAAAACTATATGATTTAAGAGATAGATTACATAGCAAACATTTGAGTTTAGATAACATGTATGCTAATGTAGATGAAGATTATGATCCAAATGGACCTCCACCTGGTCCAGAGTTTAAGCCAACAATGCCTGCCGGTACAGTTAAAGTAGATGTAAGTGATGTATATGATTGGTATAAACTAGGTCAACATATTAGCAATCTTGATGGTTTAGGTAAACATGATTTTGGTCAAGGTCCTCCTAGCACTATTCTTGCGTTTGGCGATGAAGATACTGAACATAAATATATTAAAGATTTAGAAAAAACAGGATTGACAACAACGGATATTGATCCAGTTGATATTAATCAGCCTAAAGGTATGAAACGTCAGAAGACTGATCCTACATACAATGTGGGCGAAGCCTCAGGTTATATACCATCTGAAAAAGAGAAAAAAGACCCACGTTTTAGTACAGCATTAACAGTAGATGTTAAGCCTGACAGCATCAAAAAGAACGCAAAAGCATTCTATTGGAATACAAGTAGAGCGGGTATTCCACCAACAGCAAAGCCATCAGGCAAAATCTAATAAGTTTCCATATTATGGTATTTTGATAAATACACTATTAGTATGGAAATCCGTTATGAAAATCAAACAAATCACTGAAACTACAACCGCAGGCTCAATAGCTACTGTAAATTCACCATTAGGTGGCACTCAAAGTAGGGGAAATACTAGCATATATGGTGGCAAAAAAGTAGGAACTCTATTCAAGGGTAAAAAGACTAGTGTCCCATATGCTAATAGCATCAATGAAAGTGCTGAACTTAGTGAAGCACAACTAGAAGAAGATGATGTTATTGTCGTTCCGGGACAAGGTCGCAAATCAAAAACTGGATTTGTTCCACATGGACAAAGTCGTATAGACCATGAAGTTGAGATGGCACGTAGTGATTTATTCAGTGCCGCAAAGAATGCTCAACAAGTCTATTCAATGATTAAAGATGTTAGTGAAGATGAAGGTCTTGATGGTTGGGTACAAGAAAAGATTATTAAAGCTAATGACTATCTAAACACAATACGTGAATACTTAGAAGGTAAACAAATTCAAGGTGTGAATGAAGGACCCGAGTTTGGTTCAAAGTATGCAGAAAAATTAGCACAATATGTTTATAATGTTAGACCTAATCTTAATAGTGAAGATGATGTTTTAAACATAGGATATAAAGTTGCTGTACAAGATTTAGCCAGTCAAACACGTGCTGTATCGTTGTTTAGCAGAGATCAAGATTTCCCTAGTGACTTTGTAAGTGCTTATAGATTCTTACAAAAAAGACGAGGTGTAACAGAAAACAACCAAAGAGGTGATTCACTTGTTACTGACTCATTAAAAATAATGCGTGGTGCAGAAGTAAGTGATGCTGTAAGAGCACTAACGACCGTACTAGGAAATAGAGAATACAATAGCCGTCGTGGTTTTTACAATTTCTATATTAAACAAATGATTGATATGTATAGACAACAAGGTGTGAATGAAGGTTCTAAGTCACCTAATAAGAAAGCGTAATATGAGCAATATTCTTAAAGGTATAATAAACGAAACTAGTCCGCATAATTACGATAGTGATTGGGATTATCAGGATGCTTTAGCACGTAGTGGCAAATCACGTTCTAGCTATCGTTCACAAGAAGATGATACGTCTGATGCTGATATTGCATATTCTAAAAAGATGTATCAATTGGGTCAACAACAGAAGGCTGCTAAAGAGAAAGCTCAACGTGATAATGACCATGATAGATTAGCAACTGGTACAAATGAAGATGATAGTAATCAAACTAGAATGAGAATGAATGATTATTACGATTTAGCTGAGGCTCTTCAGGAAAAGCTTAGACAAGCAATTAAGATGGGTAATAACGAACTTGTACATAAATTATCCAAAGAACGTGCTGAATTAGATGCACGTGTTAAAAAATATGGATTAATGCCTGAATCAGAACAATTAGATGAAATCTCTAATGAGAAATTGGCACAATACAAAACAGCTGCCGCCGCCGACGCAGGCAAAGCTGATAAAGAGGGAGACTTTAAGCGTGGTGATAAACGTTTCAGTGGTATTGTTAAAGCAACTAAGAAACAATTTGCAAATGATACAAAGAAATCTGGTATAGGTCAAGGTATTTCAGAAGATAGATTTAACAGTAAACAAGAAGTTATTAACCATTTTGTTAAAAATGGTAAAAGTGCGGCAGCAGGTGCGGCAGCATGGGAACGTGGTTATAGAGGTTCAAATCCTAACAAACCAATAGAAATAAAAAAGCCACCTCAAAGAAGTTACCATGATGATTTAGATGATAAACGTTATTCTAATACGTTTGAAAATTTAGGTGATCAACTAAAATCACAATCTCTAGAAGCATTACAACAAATCAAACAACAAATTGAACAAAAACGTGCCGACGAATTAGCTCAATGGGAACAAGATTTTAGAAATAATGTTGCTGGCAAAATGAGAAGCCAACCAATACGTTCACCGGAAGCAACACCGGTTGCACAACCTGGTGAGAAGCATTCAGTATTAAAAGCTAGATTAGCACAACTCAATAATGCTATACAAAAACAAGAACTATTGGACAAGTTAATTGATAAAATTGACCGTAAAGGTTTGTTGACTCCAGCAATGCAGAACGATGCTGATACTAGAATGCATGTTAAGTATGGTGCAAAAGATAACTATCAATCATTGAATAAAAAGTTAGACAATTCTATTTCAATGTTACAGGATAGATTGTATATACGTAAAAAATCAGGTTTAAAAGAATCGCCTAAGAGAATTGATTATGATAGTGATACATATGATAATACTAGAATGGGTAGAGAGTATGGCAAGGCTAATCTATTTGTAGATCCGGGGTCAAATGAATTTAAAAAAGAAATACATCCTGGAGATCCTGAAGGTGAACGTGGTAGACCAAGAAATCTAAAAGGTATTTCAAAAAGGTTACCTGCTGATGCGTTTGGTCGTACTAGCGGAGTTGTTCCTGATAGTGCAAGACCTAAATCAAAAGAAGATCCTTTTAAAGGAGTAGATGAAGCTGATATGAACCGTAGAGGGTTTTTAGGACAAGCAGGCAAGGCTGCAGGTGCTGGCGCATTGGCTGCCGCAGGCTTAGGTGGTGCTAGCAATGCTCAAGCATTTAAGGGAACACTTCCTGCTCCTCGTATATCTGAAGATGAGGCTGAAGCTCAAATTAAAGAATTAAGAAGTAAAGCATATAAAGAGTTAGCAAGTATGATGTGGAATGTATGGCCTAAAATACTAGACACAACATTTGGCGCAAATACTCCTCAAGATAAGCCAGCTACACCCGATGAAATTGGTAAAATGTTAGGCTACAGATTAGCTGAATATGCTGATGACTATAGACAAAAAGTTAGAGCAATTAAAATAGCAGCCGGAGTAAGAGATCCTCAAAGTTTAAATAAAACAACTGCCGCAATTTATGTTAATGAACAAGAGATGGATGAGGGTTGGAGTCAAAAGTACAAGAGTAGTATCAACTGTAGTCATCCTAAAGGTTTTAGTCAAAAAGCTCATTGTGCAGGCAAGAAGAAACACAATGAAAGTATTGACAATGTTATGGAAATGACATGTCCTGATTGTGGTATGTGTGAAACTCACGTAGACCATGCTAAGTTAGATGAAGCTTGTTGGAAAGGTTATCACAAAGAAGGTAACAAAAAAATGTTTGGCAAAACATATCCTAACTGTGTAAAGAATACTAACGAAGAACAACTAGATGAAAAATGCTGGGACACACATAAACAAGTTGGAATGAAAAACAAAGGTGGACGTATGGTCCCTAACTGTGTGCCTAAAGAAAGTGTAGAAGAACAACATTCACATAGTGAAAGTTGTCCGCATTGTGGTGGCGAGATGGTTAGTGAAGAACTAATGAATGAAAAGAAAGATGCTTGCTACTACAAAGTAAAGAGCCGTTATAAAGTATGGCCAAGTGCTTATGCATCTGGTGCGTTAGTTAAGTGCCGCAATAAAGGCGCAAGTAACTGGGGTACAGGCGGAAAGAAAAATGAAAGCTCTATACTAGAAGGTATTGAACAAGCAGACGAAAGTTTACATGATTGGTTCAATAAAGAAAAATGGGTTCGCATGGATACTAAAGGAAAGATTAAAGGTCCGTGTGCAAGAGAACCAGGCGAAGGTAAACCAAAATGTTTGCCACAAAGTAAAGCACATAGTCTAGGTAAAAAGGGTCGTGCTAGTGCCGCTCAACGTAAGCGTAGAGAAGATCCTAATCCAGAACGTAGTGGCAAAGCCATTAATGTTGATACAAAAAAGAAAGATTAAAGAGTAATTATGTTGTCAGACAATCTAAAAGTATTACTAGCAAGCACACAAAGTTTTGCTATCAAAACACAAAACTTTCATTGGAACGTAGAGGGAAGTAACTTTCCACAATATCACGAATTCTTTAATACATTGTACGAAGATGTAAGTGCTACGATTGATCCTATTGCTGAATATATAAGAATACTAGGTCACTATACTCCTGGCAGTCTAACACGTTATGCTGAACTAAGTATCATACAAGACCAAATAAAGATTCCACGTGCTGAATTAATGTTTGTTGAATCATTACAAGATTGTGAAACAATGCTTCAGTTAGTAACAGCAATGTTTGATGAGGCAGCTGGTGAGAATCAACATGGTATTGAAAACTATATGGCTGAACTACAAGACTTGTATGGTAAGAAAGCATGGTTCATTCGTTCTATATTAAAAAGAGAACGTGAATGAGAGCAACAGAGTTTATTACCGAACAAGCAAATCCTAAAGTAGATTTGACTCCAAATTATCCTAACTATCAAGTGTTAGTGGGTGAGTTTGTCGGTATGAAAAAAAACAGAGCAAGATTTTTAATTGTAGCCTCTGAACTTAAACCAGGTGTGCGAGAGACTGATAAAATTTTTAGAGCTAGAACTACTAATACACCTATCAGTATTGAGATTGGTAGGGTAAAAAATCGTAATGTAGTAGATGAAGATTTATCACGTAGAGGCTTCTTAGGTGGTTTAGCTGGTATGGCTGCACTAGGTACTAGAGATACAAAACCTACTGTTAATAAAGATACACCAACGGCACCACAAAAAGAACCTACTGTAACTACATTGAGTAACAATCCTCAAATTGAGAGTTTATTACATAAAGCCGCTGTAGCTGCCGGTATAGTTGGTATTGAATTAGCACAGTTTATGGCTCAAACTAAACATGAATCCTGGAATTTTAGTAGACTAAAAGAAAAGGGTGTAGGTCAAGGCTATTTTGCTAAAAAGTATGACCGTCAATATGCACCACGTACTGCTAAGATATTGGGTAATAAGCAGATAGGTGATGGAGAAAAATATCATGGTCGTGGATTTATTCAATTGACCGGTCGTGATAACTATCGTATGGCTAGTCAAAGTTTAGGTATTGATTTATTAAATGATCCTGATTTAGCAGAACGACCAGATGTTGCAGCCAAGATTGCTATATGGTATTGGAAGACACGTGTTAAACCCTATATAAATAACTTCAACGATACGAAGGCAGTAACACAAAAGATTAATCCAGCACTACGTGGATTACAAGATAGACATGCAAAGTTTATTGACTACAAAAACATATTATAAAGAGAACCATGAAGAAAATAATAACAATCATACTATTAGCAATATCTACTATTGCATTTGCACAAAAACAAAAGCCAATGAATGTATATGATTTTACAATCACTAGAGTTATTGATGGAGATACAGTAGCATTTCAAGCAACATTTTTACCCCCACCATTAAAGCAAGAATTAAGTATTCGTGTGTTTGGTGTTGACACACCTGAAAAGGGTCATAGAGCAATGTGCCCCAGTGAAGCACAGCGTGGCGAGGCTGCTTCGGCCTTCACAAAAAATGCCATAGCTAAAGCACAGAAACGTCAAGTAGCTATAGCTGATTGGGATAAGTATGGTGGACGTGTATTGGGTGATATATTACTTGATGGACAAAGTTTAAGAATGATGTTAATACAGAATGGATTTGCAAGAGAATACTACGGAGAAGCTAAAACTTCTTGGTGCAACTAACACCCTTAGGACCGTAACTTAGTTACGAGGGTAGGCGGCTTCTGCCTTAAGCAATCCAATTCGCTACTGGACCTTATAAGTGAGCATAAATACTAATATGAGAGCAATAGAACTATACGAATCGGCCGCAAGTGAACTAGCTAAGAAACTTCCTAGCTTAGAGAAACACGACTATAATACCATTGATAAGCTAATGAAAAACATAGCAAAGAAACATCGTATAACCGGTGATGCATTGCATGATTTGTTTGTTAGAAAATATCATAAGACTCCAGACAGTTGGATTAAAGATAAACTAGATGAGAGTGAACAAGAAGATTTGAATAACAATCCTATTGTACAGAAGTTTCTTGCTTGGACAAGTAAGAAGTTGAATTTAGAAAATACTCCAAAGATAGAGTTTAGTTATGATAGTGATGAAGCACAAGAAGGTCATCATACTGGTAGACACAATCCAGAGACGGGTGAAGTATGGGTTTATTGTGCTAATAGAAATCTAGTAGATATATTACGTACTGTGTTCCATGAATTAACTCATGTACGCCAGGGTGAATTAAATATGATTAAGCCGGGTGATAGTTATCCAGGTAGTCCAATAGAAGCAGAAGCGGATGTAATGGCTGGCAAATATATTAAAATATTTGGTAAAGCACATCCAGAAATATTTCAATAAAGAGAATAAAATATGTCAATATCAATAACAGGTGGAATATCATTTAGTGGTGGAGTAGGAATAACTGCCGCACCACCATCAACTCCAACAGCAGGATGGTTTGCAGGTGGGTCTGACGATTCTGGTGTTACTTCAACAGTACAACGAATAACATATGCAACTGATACCGCTACTGCAAGTGTTCGTGGACCATTAAACGGCACCAGATATCAAAATGCCGGTACCGGTAATTTAAATTATGGATGGTTTGCTGGTTCACGCATTACAGTTGCTATTAGCTCAGTATCAAGGATCACCTATGCAACAGATACTGATACAGCAAGTAATCGCGGCCCACTAAGTTATAGTGCTTATAGTATTACTGCGAACGGCACAGATACATATGGATGGTTTGCAGGTGGTAAGGATCAATCACCTAGTGATTATTCTACAGTATCCAGAATAACATACGCAACTGATACTGGTACTGCAAGTACAAGGGGATCATTATCCGGTTGTTCATATCAAGGTGCAGCATCTACTGACAGCACTACATATGGCTGGATTGCAGTAGGATTTGATAACCCTAGTACTATCGGATACCGTAGTATCGTAACTAGGATAACATATGCCACTGATACAGTAACATCAACTATTAGAGGTCCATTAAGTTCAACTAGATCATCAATGGCCGGTACTGGTAGTACAAGTTATGGTTGGTTTGCCGGTGGATTTTTCGTCGGCCCGCCGACATGGGAGGGAATTTATTATTCTAGGGTAGATCGTATTGATTATGCAAATGATACCGCTACAGCAAGTGTTCGTGGTCCGTTAACTAGAACTAATCAAGGTCAAGCAGCATCAACCGATGGAACAACATATGGTTGGTTTGGTGGAGGAAATAATTTTTCAACTCCTGCCGGTCCTTTTTCTTCCGTAGACAGAATAACATATGCTACTGATACTGTTACTGCGACTGCACGTGGCCCGTTAAGTTCCGGTAGGAGGGTTTTTGCTGCCTCATCCGGTATACAATAATATAAAGGTTAAAAAATGTCAATAACAATAACAGGTGGAATAACATTAAATGGTGGTGGTTGGACTATTGAGGCACCACCGGCGGGTATTAGGGCTATATTTGGTTATGGAAATGATGGATCAGTAACATCAATAACTAATTTAGTATCAACTACTGGTGTTGTTGCCACAGATACCGCAGGGGTAGGGACTGCTAGATATGGATTGGCAGCCGCAGGATATGGCACAGATAAAGCTATATTTGGATATGGATATGCCTCTCCAAGCGCACGTTCAATCACCAATCTAGTATCAAATACAGGTGTTGTTGCTACTGATACAGCAGGTGTAGGTACTGCTAGAAATGGATTAGCAGCTGCCGGATACGGATCTGATAAAGCTATATTTGGATATGGTTCTATCCCAGGGGGATCTCCTTACTCAATGACCAATCTAGTATCAAACACTGGTGTAGTAGCCAATGATACTACAGGTGTTGGTACTGCTAGATTATACTTAGCAGCCGCCGGCTATGGAACAGATAAAGCTATTTTTGGATATGGGGTTACATACTCTCCAGGTTTCACTCCTTACTCAATTACCAATCTTGTATCAAATACAGGTGTTGTTGCTACTGATACAACAGGTGTTGGAACTGCTAGAGGAACATTAGCAGCCGCAACCTATGGCACTGATAAAGCTATATTTGGATACGGGTATAACGGAAGTACTAATGTATCAACTACTAATCTAGTATCAAACACAGGTGTTGTTGCTAGTAATACTACAGGTGTTGGAACTATTAGAGGAACATTAGCAGCCTCAGGTTATAGCACTGATAAAGCTATATTTGGATATGGATTTGCCAATAGTGGCATAGTGTCAATGACTAACCTAGTATCAAACACAGGTGTTGTTGCTACTGATACTACAGGTGTTGGAACTGCTAGAGAGGAATTAGCGGCCGCAAGTTACGGATCTTAACATTATGATTAACATAAATACATTTATTATAAAGGAAAATAAAATGATAGACTTAGAAAACATGCCTGCTCCAACAGCAGAGGAAATTGCACAAGCAAGAGAAAATGCATTTAATGCAGAACATCCAGCATCATGGACATGGGATGAGGCAGCAACTACATATGTTGCTCCAGTTGCTATTCCAAGTGATGGTTATCCATACTTATGGGATGAAGCTACAACTAATTGGGTACCATTTCCAGATTATCCAAGAGAATAAAGAATGTCGGTAACATTTAGTGGTGGCGGTGTAACAATATCAGGCGGAGGATGGACTCTTAGTCCTCCACCAGGTGGTAGTAAGGCTATCTTTGGATATGGTTATAACGGGACAAATTTGTCAATTACTAATTTAGTATCAAACACAGGTGTTGTTGCCAATGATACTACAGGTGTCGGTACTGCTAGATTTGGATTGGCGGCCGCAGGATATGGCACAGATAAAGCTATATTTGGATATGGATTCGGAGCTAGTAGAACGTCAATAACTAACCTAGTATCAAATACAGGTGTAGTTGCTACTGATACTTCAGGAGTTGGAACTGTTAGAAGTGATTTAGGAGCCGCAGGATATGGTACTGATAAAGCTATATTTGGTTATGGATATACAGGTGGTGTCTCTTTTATATCAATAACCAATCTAGTATCAAATACGGGTGTGGTTTCCGGTGATACTGCAGGTGTTGGTACTGCTAGAGGTTATCTTGCAGCCGCAGGTTATGGCACTGACAAAGCTATTTTTGGATATGGTAACGGTAGCGGATTGCAATCAATAACCAATCTAGTATCAAACACGGGGGTTGTTGGCAACAATGTTACAGGTGTAGGTACTGCTAGAGATAGTCTTGCAGCCGCTAGTTATGGTACTGATAAAGCTATATTTGGTTATGGATCTGGACCAACTGCAATAACTAACTTAGTATCAAACACAGGTGTAGTTGCTACTGATACAACAGGTGTTGGAACTGCTAGATATTATCTTGCGGCCGCAGGATATGGGGTAGGTACAGCTATATTTGGATACGGTGAGAATGGTAGTATTAATGTATCAATGACCAACTTAGTATCAAACACCGGTGTAGTTGCTACAGATACTACAGGTGTCGGTACTGCTAGACAATTATTAGCGGCCGCAAGTTACGGTTAATTATACAAAGAAAGAATAAAGAATGTCGGTAACATTAAACGGTGGTGTAACATTTGGCGGAGGGTTAACTCTTACTGCCGGACCAGCCGGTAATAAAGCTATATTTGGATACGGGTACATTTCAGCAGTAGGAGAGACTGCAATAACCAATCTAGTAAGTAATACAGGCGTTGTAGCAACTGATACAGCTGGAGTAGGTACTACCAGAACTAACCTAGCGGCGGCTGGGTATGGTACTGATAAAGCCTTATTTGGTTATGGAGAAGGAAATGGTACTTATTTATCAATAACTAACAAAGTAAGTAATACAGGTGTGGTGGCTAATGATACTGCAGGTGTTGGTACTGGTAGAACTGGAATTGCAGCCGCAGGTTACGGGACTGATAAAGCTATATTTGGATATGGCTACGCCTCTGGCGGCAGAACAGCAATAACTAACAAAGTATCAAACACCGGAGTAGTTGCTACTGATACGACAGGTGTAGGTACTATTAGAAATGGACTAGCGGCCGCAGGCTATGGAACCGATAAAGCTATATTTGGATATGGGCAAAATTATCCCACTTATTATTCGTTAACCAATCTAGTAAGTAATACAGGTGTAGTAGCAACTGATACAACTGGTGTTGGAACTATTAGAAGTGAGCTAGCGGCAGCAGGTTATGGTACGGATAAGGCTATATTTGGATATGGATATGCTTCCGACAATTCAAGTGTATCAATGACCAACCTAGTATCAAACACAGGAGTAGTAGCAACAGATACGACTGGTGTTGGTACTGCTAGGTTTTATCTAGCTGCCGCTGTTTACGGCACTGATAAAGCTATATTTGGATATGGAGTAACAACAGCAGTAACTAATTTAGTATCAAATACAGGTGTGGTTGCTACAAATACTACTGGTGTTGGTACAGCAAGATATTCACTTGCGGCGGCCGCCTACGGTTAAACAATAATTAACCATAATCATTGCAATACAAATCATTATATGCTATAATGCATAAATGATTAAGCTAACAGTTCCATTACCCAAAAGTATCATAATCGCATGTAGCGGTGGTGTAGATAGCATGGCAGTAGTTGATTTTCTAAGCCGCAAACATGATATCACTATCGCCCATTTTAATCACAGAACACAAAACGGTGAAAAAGCCTCTAAGTTTGTTTCCAAATATTGTAGTGATAATAATATTCCTATGCTATATGGAACACCACGTAGTCAAAAAAATAGCAAAGAAAGCCAAGAAGAATACTGGCGTAGAGAACGCTATGATTTTTTAAGTGAACTTGGTCCAGTAATCACCTGTCATCATTTAGATGATTGTGTTGAAACATATATCTGGTCAAGCTTACATGGCACACCCAAAGTTATCCCACTAACACGTAACAATGTTATTAGACCATTTCTAACTACTAGAAAACAAGATTTAATATATTGGTGCGAAAGTCATAATGTACCCTGGATTGAAGACGAATCCAATAAGAATTCCAGATATACCCGTAACTACATTCGCAATGAACTAATGCCACATGCATTACATGTAAATCCCGGATTACCTAAATTGGTAAAAAAGATTGTAGAAGGTAAACAAAATACTTGACTTCTCTACACAAACCAAGTATACTAACTAATTATTTAAGGAGAAACTATGTCGGATTATAATAGAACGTTTAATGGTGAAGCAAAGATTAAACTAACACAATTAATCAATGAAGGGATGCATGTCCTACATGAAATTGATACATTGAATGGTGGATTAAACGACACTATTAAAGCGGTTGCTGAGGAGCTGGAAATCAAAGCTAGTACATTGAAGAAAGCCGTGCGTATTGCACACAAAGCAAGTCTCGGTCAGACTAACAAAGACCATGATGAACTCAACACAATCCTAGAAACTGTGGGAAAAACGCTTTGAGTTATGTGGATGCTATTCATAGTAGGGATGAGGATCGTATCTATGTAGTAGAACGATCTCCTGAGGGTAAACGATTGTATAAAGAATACCCTACTAACTATGTATTGTATTATCCTGATAATAAAGGTAAACATCGTAGTATCTATGGCGATCCAGTCAGTCGTTTCAGTACTCGCAAACGACAAGAGTTTGAAAAAGAAAGACGCATACACTCAAATAAAAAACTATTTGAGAGTGATGTGCCAGTAGTCTTCCGTTGTCTAAGTGAAAACTATCTTGGCATTGATGCACCTAAACTTCATACATGTTTCTTTGACATTGAGGTGGACTTTGATCCTGAAAAGGGATTCAGTCCTACAAGTGATCCATTCAATCCTGTTACAGCTATCAGTTGTTACTTAGATTGGCTAGATCAATGTATTACATTAGTGATTGCTCCTAAACATATGTCTAGTGAAACAGCACAAGAAATCACTAATGAGTTTGAGAATACAATGCTATTCACAAACGAAAAAGAAATGTTTGATGTGTTCTTCCAACTCATTGAAGATGCAGATGTATTAACTGGTTGGAACTCAGAGGGCTATGATATACCCTATATGGTCAATCGTGTTACTAGAGTAATGAGTAAAGATGACACACGCAAGTTCTGCTTGATGGGTCAACTACCTAAAGCTAGAGAATACGAACGATTTGGTAAGAGTGAAACAACTTATGACTTAGTAGGTCGTATTCACTTAGACTATCTACAACTATACAAAAAGTATAACTATGAATCACGCCATAGTTATAAACTTGATAGTATCGGTGAGATGGAAGTCGGGGAGAACAAAACACAATATGAAGGTACTCTTGACCAATTGTATAACAAAGACTTTAAAAAGTTCATTGAATACAACAGGCAGGATACAATGTTGTTAGTGAAGATTCACAACAAACTTAAGTTTTTAGAATTAGCTAATCAACTTGCACACGAAAACACAGTACTGCTTCCAACAGTTATGGGTTCAGTAGCAATGATTGAGATGGCAATTTTTAATGAAGCACACGAACGTGGCTTAGTGGTTCCAGATAAAAAACGAAAGGTTGAAAATGAAGAAGATGTCCAGCAGGCAGCAGGTGCCTTTGTTGCTACGCCGAAAAGAGGTATGCATGAATATGTCGGAGCAGTTGACATTAACTCACTCTATCCCTCGGTTATTCGTGCCCTCAACATGGCAGGTGAAACCATCGTTGCTCAAGTCAGACAAACAATCACTGACAAATACATGCTTGACAAAGGTGTGCGATTAGCAAGTGAAAAGAAACGTCACAAAGAAGGTGATGATGCAGTTACAGGATCTATCTTATGGGAGAACCTGTTTGGTGCATTAGAATATACTGCTATTATGAACCAAGAACGTGGTACTATTCTTACAGTTGATTTTGAAGATGGTCGTAGTGTAGAAATGTCAGCGGCAGAAATCTGGAAGATGGTCTTTGACAGTCATAAGCCCTGGATGTTAAGTGCTAACGGTACTATCTTTACTTATGAAAAAGAAGGTGTCGTACCCGGTCTACTAACTCGTTGGTATACAGAACGTAAAGCTATCCAGAAACAAGCTAAAGAAGCATATGGTACTGATATGTTTGATTATTATGACAAGCGACAACTTGTTCGTAAGATTTTACTTAACTCAGCATACGGTGCATTGTTAAACGAACATTGCAGATTCTATGACAAACGTATCGGTCAAAGTGTTACACTATCTGGAAGACAAATCGTTAAACATATGATGAGTACTATCAATGAAACAGTTGAAGGTATCTATTCACATGAAGGTAATGCTATTGTGTATGGTGATACTGACAGTTGTTACTTCACTGCTTATCCAACATTAAAGCCGCAGATTGAATCTGGTCTATTAGATTGGAATAAAGAAACTTGTATTGGTTTGTATGATGGTATCGCTGAACAAGCAAATGAAAGTTTCCCAGCATTCATGGAACGTGCCTTTCATGCTCCAAGAAAGAACGGAGCTATCATTAAAGCTGGTCGTGAACTAATCGGTGATCGGGCGATCTTTATTGTTAAGAAGCGTTATGCTATTAACATCTTTGATAAAGAGGGTAAGCGCAAAGATAGTGACGGACAACTAGGCGATATCAAAGCTATGGGTCTTGACTTGAAACGTGCTGATACACCTAAGTATGTACAAGAGTTTTTAATGAATGTACTACAAATGGTTCTTCAACAAGGTAAAGGTCGTGATGAAGTTATTGAAGCAGTAAAAGACTTCAAGCGGATATTAACTGCACAAGATAGTTGGACAAAAGGTTCTCCTAAAGGTGTAAACAAACTTACGATGTACGGTGACTTAGAAGCTAAGAGTAGTACGGGCAGAGCTAACATGCCGGGGCATGTACGTGCGGCATTGAACTACAACTATTTGCGTAGAGTAAACGGTGACCAGTATAGTCAAAAGATTATTGATGGTATGAAGGTTGTAGTATGTAAACTTAAACCCAATCCATTAGGGTTTACAAGTGTAGCATATCCTGTTGATGAATTACGACTACCCAAATGGTTTACAGAATTGCCATTTGATGATTCGGCAATGGAACAAACGTTAGTAGATGAGAAGATTGATAACTTATTGGGTGTATTAGATTGGGATATTCGTAGCAATACAGATACTAACAGTACATTTGATGACTTATTCAGTTTCGGTTAAATTGGTGTTGCAATTCGTAATATATTCCATTATAATACGTATTACAACTACCTAAATAGTTAAAACAAAGGAAAAACATGAAAGATAATTTACAAGATTTAATTCAACACACACATGGCTTAGGCTGTATTGATTTGATTAAGGTCAGTGGAACTGACACAGAGACAACTGTAAACGCAGTAGCAGAAGATAAGAGTGTTATTGTTAGTGGTGTGCTTAAACATCCTAGCGCAGAGTTTATTGGTGTGTTTGGTATGCCTAACTTAGGTAAACTAAAAACAATTCTAGGCTTTGATGACTATGATGAACATAGTAAAATCAATGTTACACGTGTAAACAAAGACGGTGTAAGTGTGCCAGAGTACATTCACTTTGAAACAAAAGCAGGTGATTTCGTTAACGATTATCGTTTGATGAGTAAAGCTATTGCTGATGAGAAAGTTAAAACCGTAATGTTCAAAGGCACTACGTGGGGTGTTGAGTTTGAACCTACTATTGCTGGCATTCAACGACTAAAGCGTCAAGCAAGTGCTAATAGTGAAGAAAAGAATTTTACTACTAAAACGGAAAACGGTAACTTAATGGTTTACTTTGGTGACCCATCAACACATTCAGGTAACTTTGTGTTTCATCCCGGTGTTACTGGTACATTGAATAAAGCATGGATGTGGCCTGTTAAAGAGTTCTTAAGCATCATGGATCTTCCCGGCGATAAAATTATTCGTATCGGTGACGCAGGTGCAACAGAGATTGTAGTTGACAGTGGTCTAGCAGTTTATCGTTATTTACTCCCAGCACAAGCAAAATGATTAAGAGCATTCACTCTAGTAGTCCATTCTTAACTGTATCAGGTGGTAATCCAGGTTCTACTTATATTGGTAATTTTAATGGTACTGGTGTGGGTAATATGCGATATAACCCTAACAGTCAGAACACAGAAGTATATGATGGTAGTACTTGGATTATTCTCTCGGCACATCACGCTACTATAAACTTAAGTGATGAAGCAGTTGGTTTGTTACAGTGGGCACGACAAAAGCGTGATGAGGAACTTGAGATAGAAAAATTAGTACTAACTAATTCAACTATCAAAGACCTCGTTATGCAAATTAAAGACAAACAAGAACAAATTAAAGTAGTTCAAACATTGATAAAAGAAGAAGTAAAAGTTTAATGGAACAAGATAATCTATCACAAAAACAAAACCCAGATTGGGCATTGTTCTTACCCGCAGTCAGTAGTTTTTATATCTCTGGCTTGGGTAAACAACGTAAAGGTGAAGAGTACTTTGATCCTGCACGTATCCCTGCTCAATTCAACGGTGATGTAGAGAAACTAAACTTTCTTAATAGTAAAGAAGGTCTCTATTATTACAAATGGGGCTTGTACAGTGCTGGTCATGCTAACTTAGATACTACTAAAGACGATCCTAGTGAATCAATCATTAGAGAACGTGAAGAAGGTACATTTATGTTAGGTGACTCTGGTGGATTTCAAATTCTTAAAGGTCAATGGCCAGCTGATTGGAAAGATCCTAATTGCCCTAAAGCTATGATTAAGCGTAAAGCAGTATTGAACTGGATGGACACGTACATGGACTATGGCATGGTCCTTGATATTCCTTCACAATCAATAACTACTTTTAATATGAAGGATAAGAATGGTGTAAGTCTTCATGGTATCAGTACTATCCAAGAAGCAATTACTGCTACCCATATTAACAATGAATACTTTATCAACAATCGTTCGGGCAAATGTAAGTTCTTAAATGTATTACAAGGTCGTACACATACCCAGTCAGATGAGTGGTACGATGAAATGAAGAAGTATTGTGATCCAAAACAATACCCAGACAATCACTTTAATGGTTGGGCTTTCGGTGGACAGAATAAGATTGATGTACACTTGATGTTAACAAGAATGATTGATATTATCCATGATGGGTTATTAGTAGAAGGTAAGCATGATTTAATTCACTGTTTGGGTACAAGTATTTTAGAATATGCTGTATTGTTTACTGATATTCAACGTGCTATTCGCAAGTATCACAACCCTAAACTTAAAATTACATTTGATTGTGCAAGCCCATTCTATAGTGCGGCTAAGGGTTTAGCATATTTCAATACTAATATTGAGCATAACAAGAAATGGTCATACAGTATGGAAAAGACTGCTGAAAAGAAAAGTTATGCTAATGACACCCGTAAATATAGGGATGCTGTATTAGCTGAAGGAATCCATAAACTCTTTACAGATAGTCCAGTAACTGATAAACTAGTGCTTAAGGACTTGTGTTATCGTGGTCAAGGGTTCTTAGGACAACATGGTAAAGAAACTAAGACCAGTTGGGATACATTAAGTTATACATTGCTTCAAAGTCATAATGTATGGATGCACATGAATGCCGTACAAGAGGCTAACCGTCAATATGATATAGGTATTGTACCTAAGATGTTGATGAATGAACAATTTGAACGTGTATTGTTTAAAGATGTTATTGACGAAATTTTCAGTAAGAAAACTAAACAGGAAGCAATTGATTTAATTGATGCTAACAGTAGATTATGGATGCAGTTTCAATCAGGTAGTCAGGGTATTAGTGGTAAACGAACAGTTAATGCATTGAGTAAGTTTGAAGAACTATTTGAAGTTCAGAATGAAATAGAGTTTGAAGAAGTAATAGAAGATAGTGATGATGCTATGAATGAAGTATTACATGAAAAGGTAGATTTAGATGATGACAATTAATCCATCACTTACACTGAAGTCAACAATGACCGGTGATACTCAGGAATCTGTTATTACCTTTACCGGTGGTTCAGATGAGATGTTACGTATAGCAAAAGACGGGTTTTATATACGTGGTAAACGGGTACCTCAAGATGACAAAGAAGCTGAAGTAGTGTATAATACATTTCATCAGTGGTTAACATGGGCAACACTTAATAGGGATTATAAATGATAGAACAACATGAACAGGCAATGCACGAAAAACGTGGACGTATTAAACAACAGGCATTACGTACAATCTTTGTACGTTTTCAAAAAGAAGGTATTCATAAATACCCAGCGGCAGCAACAGATCCAGCACTTGCTACAGGTGATGAGTATGATGTTAGCTTTTTAGGATCTCCACATAGACACATCTTTCATTTTGAAGTGTCTATTGAAGTATTTCACAACGACCGTGATATTGAGTTTATTCAGTTTAAAAGATGGTTAGAGAAACAATATTCTCAAGGCATACTAGAATTGAATTACAAAAGTTGTGAAATGATTAGTGATGACCTCTATGATGTTATTGCAACTCGGTATCCAGATCGTAATATCGCTATTCAAGTATCGGAAGATAATGAGAATGGTGCTACTATTGTCTATAACACAAACAAACCTTATCAACAACTAGCTATTTAAAGGAATATAAAATGGCAAAACAACAACAATCTAACCCACGTGTTCAACAAATCTTTGAGGACCTAGAAAACTATCTAATGTTCTGTCAGGACTATGGATACAAGTTTGATGAATCAACTCTATACGATATGCGTAGCTTTGCATATCGTCAGTTTACTAAGGCAGTAACTGGCAAGTGGGCTAAAGATCAGTGGCAGGAAGACGCACGTCCATGAACGTTGTGTTAGTCACTGGTGGTTTTGATCCGCTACATAGTGGTCATATTGAATATTTCAAGGCTGCTAAGGCATTAGGATTTTTACTAATAGTAGGAATCAATAGTGACGCATGGTTGACCCGTAAAAAAGGACAACCTTTTATGCCTGTACAGGAAAGAAAAGCTATCATTGAGAATCTATACCAAGTACATAAGGTAATAGAATTTGATGATAGTGACGATACTGCTATTGATGCTATTCGTAAAGTCAAAGAGATGCACCCACAAGCAAAGATAATATTTGCTAATGGGGGAGATAGAACTAAAGATAACATTCCCGAAATGGTTTTTCATGATGTTGAATTTGTTTTTGGAGTAGGTGGTGAAAACAAACTAAACAGTAGTAGTTGGATACTAGATGAATGGAAACATCCAAAAACATTGCGTGAGTGGGGGTATTATCGTATACTACATGATGTAGATGGTTGTAAAGTTAAAGAATTAACTGTAGAGCCAGATAAAAGTTTAAGTATGCAACGACATTTTAAACGAAGTGAATACTGGTTAGTAACTGACGGTTCTTGCATTGTTTATAGACAAATGAATGGCGGGTATGCATTACCTCCCATGCAGTTAAGTAAACATCAAGAGTTTAAGATACCAGCTGATTCCTGGCATCAACTATCTAATCCTTTTGATGAACCATGTAGTATTATAGAAATTCAATATGGTGAAAAATGTATTGAAGAAGATATTGAAAGAAAAACAAATGCGTAAATTATTTTATATGGGGCTAGAACCCTACAAAGCACGTTATACTCTACAACTACAAGAATGGAATGAACGTGTCTTTAAACGTAGAGGTATTAACTATGTTATCGTTCCAGGCGAAACATTAAGTAATGACCAAGCTATTGTGACGGGACAAGTATTAGATGCACATGGTCGTACATACTTTGGTATGTCACAACTTATGAATTTAGTTAAAATGATGAAGGCGGGTGAGTGTAGTGATGAAGATATTGTCTATTTTGAAGATATGTTTCAACCGGGTATTGAGAGTTTGCCGTATATACTTAAGCAAGTTCCTGCTAATCTCCGTCCTCGTATATTTGTCCGTTGTCTTGCTCAGTCAATCGATCCGGATGATTTCGTACATGTATGGGGAATGAGTGAATTCATGGGTCACTATGAAAAGATGGTTGATTCATTCGTTGATGGCGTACTAGCTACAAATGAAGAAATGATTATGCATATGAAGATTGCGGGATGGAAGGCACCATTATATAACATTAGCGGTCTAGCATTTGGTAAAGATGAAGTGCGTGGTCGTATTGATGGTCCATTAAAACCCTTCAATCAACGTAAGATGCGTGTAGCATTTAGTGCAAGATGGGATCAAGAAAAACAACCAGACTTCTATATGGATTTGATTGAAACATTTCATTCTAGGTCTAATACTAAGGTAGAGTTCTGCGTGTTCAGTGGTAGTAAACTGAAAAGCAATAACGAAAGTTATATGGAACGTACACGTAAACTTCAAAGTGAAGGTAAACTAGTTATCTATGAAGATTTGGAAAAGAATGATTACTATCAACTATTAAATGATACTAGAGTATTGTTTAACTGTGCTTTGCAAGACTGGGTAAGTAATACAGTTAGTGAAGCAGATACATTGGGTTGTAATGTATTATATCCGGCATATCGTTCATTCCCAGAAACGTTTGCTAATGATAATACACGATTATATATTCCTTGGAGTATTGATGATGCTATGTCTAAATTACAAAATTTATTGATGGCACCACATAACTATCAAGGACGTATTAGTAAATACAATGATGGGACTATTGACCGTATCTGTGATATTATGGAAGGCAATGGAGAACAATATTTACGCATGACTAGTGATTATCGTAAATACACAAGAGAAACAAAATACTCATAACATAAAGGAAATAAAATGAGCGCACAAAATGATATTGAAACAAGCTTGGCAGCATATAATACTGAGAATGATAAGTTTAACAAAGGTAATGCAGCCGCTGGTACACGGGCTCGTAAGGCATTAGCAGAACTAGCTAAAGCGGTTAAAGCACGCCGTAATGAAATTACAGCAGAAAAAGCCGCACGTGCAGAAGCAAAAGCTAAGGCTTAACCATGGCTCGCAAGAAAATTCAACTTGCAGAAGTTAGTTCATTGCCAGACTCAGTACAAAAAGGTAGTCACTTAACGGTGACTACTTATCCTGATGGCAAAACAGAATTAGAATGGGATTGGGACGCATTAGTTAATGAGGTACGTGAAGCCTGCGCTAGTGTTGAACTTGCCAATACAAAGCCGGCAGTTAAGGCTAAATCAAAAAAATCAGTTGCTAAAACAAAGTGATAAATACTTGTGTTACACAACGGTAACACAATATCAAAACAAAACCATCACAAAGGAAGGTTATCTATGAGTTATAATAAAACAAAAACAGATCCAGTACTGGGTCTACAAGTACACGAACACTTAGTTAGAATGGGTGTTGAGACTCCTACAATCAAGTCTTTGGTTCCGGATCGTAAAGATAAGATTGCGGTCATTGAGCCGTTATTTGCCGAGATTATGAAAACACTTGGTTTAGATTTATCTGATGATAGTCTTATTGAAACACCTAAACGTGTTGCCAAGATGTATGTCAATGAAATATTTTGGGGTCTCGATTATGAAGCATTCCCTAAATGTACAACAGTTGACAATAAGATGCAATACAACGAAATGGTTGTAGAGCGTAATGTTAATGTTCAATCTAACTGCGAACATCATTTTGTAGTCATTGATGGATTGGCTACAGTAGCTTATGTCCCTAAACAAAAGGTGTTAGGGCTTAGTAAGATAAACCGTATTGTAGAATATTTTAGCAAAAGACCTCAAATTCAAGAGAGGTTAACAGAGCAAATTTTTCACACCTTACAGTTCATCCTTGATACAGAAGATGTTGCAGTTATGATTGACGCACAACACTATTGTGTAAAATCACGCGGCGTAGAAGATACAGGTAGTAGCACTGTTACTTGTCGTTTAGGTGGTGGTTTCAAAACTGATCCATCAGCACGACAAGAGTTCTTACAAATTGCTAACAAAGGTTGCAAATAATGGGCTTTCGTAAACAAATGGACTATAACAGTGTTCATCATCAAATCTATATGAGTGGTGTAGAACTACATAGTAACTATAATGACGGATTTAATCAATTTGAAATCAAAAAAGACTTACATCGGATCAAATGGCTATTGGATGAGATTATAGCCGATAGTCCTACATTTGCCGGTGAAGATGAATTCTTAAAAGAACACGAACAAACTAAGATGTGGAGAACTCTTTCAAAATGATTTTCAATCACATTAAAGAACTAAAAGCACAAGGTAAAAAGATTGGTATCACTTTCAGTACATTTGACTTGCTACATGCAGGGCATGTTGCTATGTTAAGTGAAGCTAAGAATCATTGTGACTATTTGATTTGTGGGTTGCAAACTGATCCTACTATTGATAGACCTGACACTAAGAATAAACCCATTCAAAGTATTGTAGAGCGACAGATTCAACTTGCGGCTTGTCGTTATGTTGATGAAGTTGTTGTCTATCAAACTGAACAGGACCTTATTGACCTATTACTTATTCTACCATTAGATGTTCGCATTTTGGGTGTAGAGTATGCAGATAAAGAGTTTACTGGAAGATGGGAGGGCGGTGAGCGTGGCATTGAACTTGTGTTCAATGGTCGTGACCATAGTTTCAGTAGCAGTAGTTTACGTAAACGGGTAGCTGATGCCCAAATCATTAACACTCTTAATAAATAAGATAACCGGTCTCTTTGGGCTCATCCCGGTATACAAACTCTGCGTCCTATGCTATAATATAACATAGGAGAACACAATGGCAAACAAAAAATTCTTTTCAACAAAAACATACAGACAAATAGGTCCTG